CATCAGAACGTCCCCACAAGGCCGCCGCGGGCGCGGTTGGCCAGCATCAGTTCGGTGATCGCCCACACCAGGGCGTCGACGCGGTCGGGCGAGTAGCCCATCACGTCGCGGTCCCAATCCACAGTAAAGTCAGTTTGCTGATCTTCGAGCGCCTTGAAGGTGCCGACGTGGTGACGCTCTCGACCCTTTCGCGCACATGGACGACTTCGCCTTTGCCGCGCAGGTCGCTGTAGTAGTCGTGCGCGCTCATATGATGTACCTCAGGGCGCGGTTAGCGGTAGACGGCGTGAGCGCCGGGGCGAGGGGCCGATTTGTTCGCGTCTAGCCAATCGTTAAACGTGTCGTGCGTATGGGTGGATAGGTACTTCCCACCATCATAGATGACGCTGTTGATGAGCCAGAGGATGCGCTCGGCGTCGAACTCCAGATCGTCGAATAGTGCGCCAACGGCATCCTCGATGCCGGGTGCGTCATCGACGTCATCGAGGCGGCCGGCCTCATCGATGAGGGCGTGCTGTCCCCTGGCGAGAGCCGAGACGGCGGGCTTAAGCCGCTGAGCTTCGTCGACTGCGCGCTCGACCTCACTTCTCGTCGGAGATCCGGCCATTGCGTCGTCAAGGCGCTGCGCATCCGCCTCAATGCTCCTGGCGCGCTGCGCAAGGTCTCTCGCTCTTGCCAGTAGGTCACCCATCAGAACGTCCCCACAAGGCCGCCGCGGGCGCGGTTGGCCAGCATCAGTTCGGTGATCGCCCACACCAGGGCGTCGACGCGGTCGGGCGAGTAGCCCATCACGTCGCGGTCCCAATCCACAGTAAAGTCAGTTTGCTGATCTTCGAGCGCCTTGAAGGTGCCGACGTGGTGCACTCGGCCTTGCTCGTAGAGGCTCGACACCGGCTCGGCGCGGGTGACCTTGCCCTTGCTAGCGTGCACCAGTTTGACCTTGACCTCCGGCGCCTCGGTGTTGATCACGTGCTTGATCATCTCGCCGCCGTTGTTGGCCTCGGCGACGATCAGGCCCGCACCGGTGTCGTGGTAAAGCCGAAGCGCCTTCTGAGCCCATTGCTTAGGCGAGAGGCCCCGCTCGGACGCATCGCCGAGCACGTAGGCGTGCGAGTGCGGCCCCCGCCCGGCGGCGACGATGCCGCACTCGTCGGCATCCTCGCCCGAAGTGACGGGAGGATCGATGGCGACGATGGTGCGCTCAAGCTTGGGGACCTGTTCCGGGTCATTGATGCGGTGCTCGTCGATGTTGGCATATGTCCAGAGCGCGCCGGGGCGGTCTTCGAGGATCTCGCCGAACAGCTCCTGCCGGCCGAGGCGGGTGCCCTCGTACTTGGTGCGCAGTTCGTCGAGGGCGTCGGCCGATAGGTTGGCGGCGTTGGCGTAGGTCGAGCCGCGCACTACGCGCACCATGGGCAAACCGTCCGCCCCCGTGCGCTTGTCATTGACCAGGTCCTTGATCAGCTTCGCTGGCGTCGGCGTGGTGGTTATCACGGTGCGCGGGTGAGTGCCAAGCCGCAGCGCGAACCTGAGCATGTCCCAGGCCGCCTGCATGCGGCGCCACTTCAGCAGCTCGTCGAGCCACGCCGCATGGAACTGCGGCCCGCGCAGGCCGTCCGGCTTCTCGCCCGAGTAGAGTTCGGCCAGCGAGCCGTTGGGCCACGTCACCGTGCCGCCGTTCTTCGACGGCTCGAAGGTCGGGCGGAACCACGGCTTGGCGCACGCCATGATGCCGGACTCGCCATCGACGCAGATCTTGCGGGCGTCGTCCATCGTGGCGCCGACGATGGCGATGCGGCAGACGGACTCGGCGGCGCGTTCGTGGCACCACTCGGCACCGACGCGGGTCTTGCCGAAGCCGCGTCCGGCCAGCAGCAGCCATATGCGCCACAGGCCCGGCGGTGCGAGTTGCTCGTCGCGAGCCCAGAAGCGCCAGTCGTGCTCGATGTGGGCGAGCTCGTCGCCGCTCAGGCTATCGAGGAACGCTTGCCTTTTCGAGGGCGGAAGCGATGCGATCGAGCTTGCCCGCAATTCCACCGCGTACCTCTGTGAGGTTCACATCGACGGCGCCGGAGTGCGCGTGATCGTGCTTGTCGCGCCACGTCTCGTGCTGTCGGTTCTTCATCCAGAAGATGCCCGCCGTCACGTCCGCAGGTTGGCGCTTTGTGACCATGACGATCTCGACGCGCTCGCTCTCCTTGACCCGCTTGCCATCGTGGTACTCGACGGTCTTCAGCTTGATCGGCACGGCCTCTTGCCACTCGTAGCCGCGGGCGCGTTCATGAAAGCTGTGCGCGACCTCGATGTCGGCCGCGATCTTCCCCCTTTTTATCGACGCGCGGAATTCAGCGTGCGCCTTCTTCCATCGGTTGATGGTGGCGACGTCCTTCTCGAAGAAGGCCGCGAGCGCCAGATCGTCGGCGTTGAGGAGCTTGCACAGCTTCTCGGCCTGATCGCAGAACTCCGACTTGAAGTCGCTTGGCCTGCCGCGGCTCCGCTTGGAGCTGTTCGCGGGCTTTGCCTTCGGTGCGGACTTCGAGCGGGACTTCTGCTTGCTGGCCATCGATGTGGGGCAATGGAAAGCCCGCCTCGGCACGTTCGGCGCGGGCGGGCTTGGGGCGTGGGCGTGAAGCGCCACTGTAGTGATTTCCACACCTGCCATAGATCCCGGCGGGGCGGAATTTGGATCCCGCGCGACCGTTCATCGCATGTAGCCGAAGTGCTTGGCGAGCCGCCCCAGCGTCACGTCTAGGAAGCCCATGCCCCAGGGTGGCGCCTGCTTAGAAGTCTCCTTGTAGCGCCGGCTGAGCGCAAGCGTGATGCCGGTCAGCGTCAACGGCGGATCGGCTTGGTCGACCGCACCGATCAACAGCGCTATCTCAAGCTCGGTGGCGTGCACCTTGTTGCCCTCCTGGTCGTGCAAGCCCAGGGCGGCGAAAAGGGCGTCCTCCAGGTGGCGCTCGTTGGTGCGGCCGCGGCGCTTGCCTGCCTTGAACGTGACGGAGCCGTCATTCTGGATCCGGAAACCGGTCTGCGCGAGGCCGGCGCGATCGGCTTTCGGTAGGTCCGTTGCGCGCGATCCATCGCCGTAGCCGCCGACACCCTCGCTGTGGCCGAGGCGCACTATCCACAGCCGGCGCAGATCGCGGCCCGCGTGGAATTTCGCGTCGCTGAGCCGCTTTTCTGGATCCCGATCGCGGTAGAGCATGTCGATCAGCGTTAGCGCCCGATGGGGCACATACTCGGTGCGGCCGGTCAGCTCGGGGCCAATCTCGCGCATCAGGCGCCCTTGCGTTTGACGCGCACCCGCTTCGACCCGCCCGGCCGCTGCCGCGCGCGAGCCGAGGCGTCGAGCCGTTTCGGGTCCTTCTCGACCCGGCCGCCCTTGCCGATGCGGAAGCCCTTGAGGTGGACGGGGCGGCTCATGGCTTCTCACGCCTCGGGACAAAGCCGACCTCGTTGGGCACGCGCAAGATGCGGTGGCCGTTCCGATCAAGCAGGCCCGTATAAACAGGGGGCCCCACGCTCACGACCGGGTGAACGAGCGTTGGGACGACAACGGCGTCCATCCAGTCGGCTTTCGGCGGCTTCCGCATCTCCGTGACGTACCGCGTCATGCCCGCGCCTCACCGTCGGCGCGCTCGCCCGTGTCGGAGACCAGCCAAGCGGCGGCCGTCTCGTGGTGGATTATGACGGATAGCTCGATGCTCATCACCACCCTCCCGGCAGGCCGCTGGCGAGTATCGCCAGGGCCAGCCAAACGATGATTGCTGTATGGGTCTCGGAGATCACTTCCGCTCCCCTTCAGTGTGGCCCGCTGGCTGTCCGAGATGCATGACCTCACGCACCTCGGCACAGCCGGCGAGCAGTAGGAACGCGAACAGGATGGCGCGTGTCATTGGCCGAACCACCCCGCCGGCATGTCGAACCGCTTGTTGAGGCCGACGCGCAGCCACAGCATGTTCGCCTCAACTGAGGGGTGAACGTCATAGTCTGCATAGCCGCCGCGCAGGTCCATAGACCAGCCCTCGGACGGCGTGCGGATCTCGACGCCCACGCCGCCCTTCCAGCCCTCGAAGTCGCCGAACTTGGTCGCGATCTGCGCGAACGATCCGTGCACGTACAGCAGTGCCTGCGGGTTCCACAGGACGCCGACGCGGCCAGTGTATTCAAGCTCGCGATCGATGCCGATGTCCTTGAGGTCGCCGAACGCCCAGGCGTGCGCGACCTCGAAGCCCCACACGATCTGGCCGGTCTGCACGTTGAGGCCGACGTTGAGGCCGGCGAACGGCCCGGTCGACGAGATGTCGATGGGGCCGGAGTCGCCCAGCGTGCCGGTGGCGTAGCTGCCGAAGCCGCCGACGTAGACGCCCGTCCATAGCCGGGCTGGCGCGGGCGTAGCGGCTGCGATCTGGCCCTTCTTCGACGGGCCGTCGGCACGCGCCCTGTTGAGCAGGCCGCTGAAGATCATCACCGCGGCGAGCACGCCGAGGCAGATCAGACCGACCTTCCAAACCGTCTTGCGGTTGTCGCTTGAGTTGAACCATTCCATTGCGGTTTTCATCCTTGGTTGTTGACATGTCAAACGCAACGCAACGGAAACGCATCGGCGATGATCAGTCATCGCCGCGATTGACCTTGCGGGCCGGAGCCCGGCAGGGCCTTGCCGAGATCTCGCAGCGGAAGTGCGAGATGCCGAGAAGCTTGTCCTGGATCTTGCCGCCCACCGTATCGGCGACCGACGACGGCGAGCAGGCGATGCGCGCGTCGCGTGCGTTATCGAAGGCGATAAATCTTTCGCCGAAGTGGAACCGCACGCGGCCTTGCCAAGCGCGAAGCGCGCGCTCCTCTGCGGCTTCCTTCGATTGCGCCTGCTCGCCGGTGGCCTCGGTGAGGCGATGGCACACCACGTCGCTGTCGATCGAAGGCTGGGCATGGCGCTGCTGCGCGCGCGGGCGCCAGCCGCGGCAGTGTGTTCCGTACCAGAAGCAATTGTGCGCCAGCAGCGCGCGGCGGTTGGCGCGCTGCTCTTCGTCGATGTAGTCGCCGCGGTAGGGCTCCGATCGCGCGTTGGCGGCGAGCAGCGCGATGAGCGCGAGCAGGACGGCGGCGGCGATGAGGCCGTCGCGGTGGGCTCTGGTCATGCGCGCCTCCCGAGCAGCGTTTCGAGTTCGCTGTAGTCGTCCGGCTCGTCGTGCGGCCGGCGCGGTGTTGTCAGGCCCACGGACGGGGCAGCAGCGCTCGCCTGGCTGTCAGTGTCGGCAGAGATTGCTTGATGCAGCGCGCGCGTGTCGCCCCGCCCCGCCGTGGGATTTGTCGGCCACGACCAGTCGCGGATCGCGGCGCATGGGCGTTCCTCGTCGCAGAGGCAGCACGCGCGCGTCGAGACGGTGGCAATGGCGTTCACTGTCGGATGCGCGCCGAGCGCCCCGGCGCACGCGTCGCAAATCGGCTCGTCGGGGTCCTTGGCGAGGACCTGGCGGATCATGTCGGCTCCCTCCATGGCCTGCCGTGAATTTCCTCGTAGAGCGCGTAGAGGATCGGCTTATTGCCACGATGCGCGGCTTTCTCGGCCATCTCCGCGACGGTGGCCTTCACCAAGGCAGCGACACGCTGGCGCATCTCCGGCGTCGCGTTGTTGGTCGCGTAGGGCGATGTGCCGCCACGGCTCTCGCGCTGGCGCTTCCGCTCGCGTTCGCCGGCGACAGCCCCGACGGCTTCGACGCACTCGCCGACCATCGGCCACGCGCGGTACGTGCGGGCCTTCAGCAGTCGCTCCGAGGCTTCCCGCAGGATGTCGGGCTCGGCACCGCCGAGTGCTGCGACGTAGTCGGCCTTGAAGGTTTTTAGGTCGGTCGCGTGATCGGGCGGACCGATGTGGTTCAACAGGCGCTGCACGAACTCGTCGGGTGTCATCCGAACATCTCCTGGTAGGCAGCGAGCGCACGGGCGCGTTTGGGTGACATCAGCGGGTCTGTACCCGACGCGGGGTTGGTTGCCGCCTTGCGGTCAGCTGCGGCCGCGTACCGCTTGTCGCGGTCGTGCCTCTCGGCGCACTGCCGGGCGAGCTGCGCGCTGACCTGCGCTTCGATGGGGCGTGACGAGTTGGACTGCACGAACGCCGCTGCCTGGATCAGACCAAGTTCCAGTCGGTCGCCGTCACCATCGAACCGATCGAGCCAATAGGCTCGCATCCCGTTGAACAGTTCGATCTTGCCGTTTTCAAAAACGACCCTGCGCTCGTCGTCCTTTTCCTCACGCGCAGCAACAGAGGAAAAAGGACGAGTCTGGATCTCTCTTCTCTCTATCTCTCTTCTCTCTTCCGAAGGAAGATCTAAAGACGCGCGCGTGTCTCCGGCCGTTTTTTGCGCGCCTTCGTTGATATCATTGGGCTTTTCGGAAAGATCGGCGCCAGTACCGGGGGGACTACCGGGGGGACTACCGACCGAGGTAGTGGCAGGGGTACTGGCAGGGGTCGCGCCCTTCCCGAGGCGTCGTCTTGCTGGCGCAACGGCAGTCTTTACGAGCTTGTCGGCGCGCTCGCCGATCACCTCGTCGGCGGTCTTGTTGTGGATCAATCCGTCGGGGCCGATGGTTAGTTTCCCATGAGCGAAAAGCTGCGCGCGGATATGCTTCCATTTGCGCACGTCGCAGCCGAACTGGAGAGCGACCCATCGGTCGTCATTCAGCAGCGGACCGCCGTGCTCGTAGAACAGATCGGTCAGCAGGCTCCACTGGCATCGCAGATCGAACGGCATCGGATGATCGTGCATCGTGTCTCTGCGGAACCGAGCCGGGTAGCGCTTGTACCAAAGGTCGCTATCGCGCGTGGATTTCCGCTTGGGGGCCTTGCTTTTGCCGCCGTTTGCCTCTATTTCATCAGGCATCGGATGCCTCCTTGGTGTCCATGTGTGATCCTCCTTGCCGGGACGGGTTACTCAGTTCTCGAAGCCCTCGGCGGTCAGCAGCCGGGGGCTTCTGCTTTTCATGCGGCCTACGCTTCCCTTCTCTGTCGAGCAATCCCGCTACCATGCCGACCGTGTGTTCCTCGCCGGTCATGATCTCCAGATGAGCGGCGATTGCTCCGTAGCCGAATTTGAGGTCGCCCTTGGCAATCGCAAGGTCGATGAACCTCAGCGCCATCTCGGTGCGCCCCTCAGTCACGCCGCCCTCCTGTTCACGCGCGCACCACGCTGCCGCCGCACCATGCGCCCCTCGCGCCGCAGCGCGTGCGCCCTCGCTTGCACGATTGCCGGGTGGTCGAACTGGCGGAAGTTGATCCGGGCCATTGGCTTATGCGGCGCCCGTGCCGCGGCGGAGAAAGGGATGATCCCTCGCCGGCCCTCCGAGACCGGCTCTTGCTCGCCGTCGAGACGCTGTTCTGGCTGCTCAGCCGCCGCCTCAGGCGCGGCCTTCTTTGCGCGGAAGGGTGTGACGATCCAGGTCACGGGGCCGCCGGTCTTCTTGACGACGCCGAGACGGCGGTTGTCGAGCGTGCCGGCGAGCGTCTTGTAGCTCAGCGCCTCGCAGTGGAACTCGGTGCAGGCCTCCTGGTAGAGGCGCTGGATCTTGTGGAAATCGTGTGCGCCGTCGAAACCGAATGCGCGCAGCCAGACCGCAAACTTCTCCGCGGTGAGTGGCTGCTCCAGCAGCGGCCCGCGCGGCTTGATCCATGGGTAGCCCACGGCATCCAGTGCGGCGCGCGCAGGCTCTGAGACCGGCTGGCGCGTGCGGGGAGGCGGCAGCCTGGCGGGCTGCACCTTGGCGGGCTCGGGCGCCGGCAGGAGTAGAGCGGGCAACTCAGATGCGGCGGCAATGGGTTCGGTTCGGGGCGGCGTCGGCACAGGCGCCACCTGCTCCGCAGTCACGGTGATGATCTGTGGCCCAGGCCGGTTCCAATAGAAGCTCGCCATCGGCCAGCCGACGACCTCGATGGCCAGCAGCATGAGCGCGATCATCAGGTAGGGTGACGCCTGCATGGCGGTCTCGTCCCAGCCCATGCGGGCGGCGACCCACTGCGCCACGGCTCCGGATTGTACCTGCGGCGCCGTCTCGGCCTTCGGCGCCGGCGCCGCTGCGGCCATCTCGGCCTTGCCCATCTCGGCAATCAGCTTCGCTCGCGCGTCGGCCATCTCCTTGCGTTCGCGCCGGCCGCCGACCTCGCGCGTTGTCCCACGGCTCCACTTGAGCTCGTCCTCGGCGAGCTTGGCCTGCGTCTTGCGCTGCTCCTTGGCCGCTTCGAGCGCCGCGGCCGCGCGAACATCCTCACGCTTCTCGATTGCCTCCCGCGCCTTGGTGACGCTGATCACCTCGGTGGCCAGGAAGGTCGCGATCTGCCAGGCCGAACACGCCGCGGCGCCGAGCACCATCAACCCGCAGACCAGGGTGACCGCGAGCTTGCGCGACGCGAACATGGCCAGGCCGAACACCGCGAGGCCTAGATGCACCGCGATCGCCGCGAGCCCCAGCGCCCATCGTCCATCCTCGGTGGCGCCCTGCAGCGCCCCGCTGCGGTGCATGATCCAGGCGGTGAGGAACAGGCAGCCCACCGTGAGAGCCGCGATCGTTCCGCCGATTATGCGATTGCCGTGCATGCGCAGTCCCTTGCGGTGCGTTGAGGTGACTCTGGACGCAACGTGAAGCAACGCGCAGCAACGTGTTTCAATCCGCGCCCGCCGCCACGCGGCGGGCGACCTCTTCGGCCCGGCTGACCGCCACCGACGCAATGGAACGCTACGGGGACTGTGCGATTTCAGACACATCGCAACTGACTATCGGCGGGCTGTGGAATTCCCCACTTGCGCCGCAGCACGCACACGTTGCAGGGTCAACCTCGGGAGCTTGGCGCGTGCGGGCCAAGCTGGAGGTTGGTGCAACAAACGCAACTGGCGCACTCGGTTGCCCGGAGTACGCCACATGGTTAAGCCACCCGACGCCGCCGCTCGCGCGGCACCTCGTACCCAGCGATAAACTCGCGGATACGTTCGGCAGTGCCCAAGGTCACCTGACCGCCGCGCCGCAGCCGATCGACGAACTTGCCATCGTTGGCCGTCCTTTTGCCGAACGCCGCGGGCGTCATGCCCGTGCGCACAAGAAACTTTTCGATCTCGACCAGGAAGGATTGCGCTTCGCTCATGACCGCCTTATAGGGGGAAAAAACCCCTATGACAAGGGCAAATTTCCCTCAAGGATTGTGCACGATGGAAAAAGCCCCTACCGCGTCGCCATGGACTTGGACTGGCGCAGGCGCGCCCTCCGGCTGCTCAAGCAGAAGGGCATGAGCATGCGGGAGGCGTCGCTAAAGATTGGGGGGCGCGTGACTGGCTCAATCGCGGCCACGATCCAAGCATCGATAAGTTCGTCAAGCTGGCCCACGTCTTGGACGTGCACCCCATGATGCTCTTGTCGGGCGACGAGCGCTTCCAGCTCCAGATCCCGCTGGTGGGCATTGCAAATGGCGCGGAGCGCTGGACGCCCTTCCAGGAGCCGACAAAGGGCCGCCCGCCCGAGGTGGCCGACTTCGCTTTCGAGGCGGGGTCGGGAGCCTTTGCAATCGAGGTTCGCGGCGACTCGATGTCGCCCACGTATCGCGACGGCGATCAGCTGTTCTGCCAGAGACGGGCCGGCAAGTATCTCGACAACCTGATCGGGCTCGACTGCGCGCTGCGGACCGACGACGGCGAGACGCTGATTAAGATCCTCGACAAGGGCACTATGCCGGATCGCTACACGCTGCGGTCCTATAACCCCTTGTCGCGGCCCATGGAAAACGTCTTGATCGATTGGGCCGCGCCGATAACCTGGGTCCGACGCGGCGGGCGTTAGCGCGCCGCGCGGAGATCATCGATGCCGATCTGCGCCCGCTGGCGCAGGCCGGCATAGGCGCCCCCGACAAACACCCTGATGACGTAGTCGTACATCTTGCGAGCGTCCTCGCGGCAACCCGCTATGCGCGCCCCATCGCCGACGTCAAGCGCAGACGCCCCAAGCTCCAGGAATAACGTCGGGTCCAAGTTGCCTGGCTTCTGCACCAGAGCAGAGATGATGCCCTGACTAAATACGATCGCGTCGTTGAGGTCCTTTGACGCGCAATCCGGCTGGCTTTGGCGCCCTGAAGCGCCGCAGCGGTTCCTGGGCCAGATTGATCGCATCGTGCACCGCCCTGCGCTCGGCTTTGATGGCTTCGTCGAGGCGGGCGTCTTGCGCGAGCGATGGACCGCACCAGGTCGACAATAGCAGCAACAACGAAACGCGCACCAACATTGCATACCCCTCACACTGCCAAATGCCCCGCGTGCTGATCGTGGCAGAATGGTCACGCCTCAGCAAGGAGTGGGGGAAAGTTCCCAGATATTAATTGACATGGGGGAGATTTCCCCTTAGCTTGGCCTACATCAGTCATTCGTCCCCGGAGTTCCCGCGTCATGCCGCCATTGCAGGAGAGCACCCCGATGCAGGCCTACCACGGCGACCCCCAGGCCAAGATCGACATCCTGGCCCAACTCGCCCGCCACCGCGCCGCCGACGAGATCATCAAGGGCCAGTATTGGCAGAACGGCAAGGGGTGCGCGGTCGGCTGCACGCTCTACAGCGACAACCACGTGGAGTACGAGACGCGCTTCGGCATCCCGGTGATGCTGGCACACCTGGAAGACTCGATCTTTGAAGGCCTGCCGAATGGCGCCGCTCAGGCGTGGCCCGAGCGTTTCATGCGCGCGATCCGCCCCGGCGCCGATCTGTCCTGCGTGGGCTGGCGCTTTCTGCATTGGCTGCTGACAGACAGCAGCGTCAATCCAGGCATCGAGCATGATCTGGTGCGGGACGCTGTGCGTCAGTGTGCTGACGTTCTCTTGCCGATGTGCAAGGGCGCACGTCCAGAGGAGAGCGCGGCGAGGAGCGCGGCGAGGAGCGCGGCGAGCGCGGCGAGGAGCGCGGCGAGGAGCGCGGCGAGGAGCGCGGCGAGCGCGGCGAGGAGCGCGGCGATGAGCGCGGAGAGCGCGGCGTGGAGCGCGGCGATGAGCGCGGAGAGCGCGGCGTGGAGCGCGGCGTGGAGCGCGGCGTGGAGCGCGGAGAGCGCGGCGAGGAGCGCGGCGAGCGCGGCGAGGAGCGCGGCGAGGAGCGCGGAGAGCGCGGCGAGGAGCGCGGAGAGCGCGGCGTGGAGCGCGGAGAGCGCGGCGTGGAGCGCGGAGAGCGCGGCGTGGAGCGCGGCGTGGAGCGCGGCGTGGACAAAAATGGCCGACAAGGTGATCGAGTTGATTGAGACCGCATAGCAACCAGCACGGAGTTTCACCCGTGCCCCCGGTCAGCGGGGCGAGGGCAGGGCGTTGGTTCTCGGGGGCTCCGCAATGCAACCCGAGAGCCAAGGCGGGCGCGGTTTCGACGGCGGGCCGCGCCCGCACATCTGAACGGGAGGAAGGCATGCTCCATAATTTCGATTTTCCAGAGACGCGCGGAGACGTGGAGATCGCGCTCTACGAGGGCACCGCGCGCATCGATCGCTGCGATGGCAGCGGTTGGCACATCGCCGGCATCGACCTGTACGGGTGGAAGAAGGGCGCTGGCGACGCATCGGTCGCCCTTGCCCAGGACGATCCGCTCTACACGCGCATCGCTCTGCACCTGCAGCAGACGAAGTACGTCGAGATCAGCGCGGAGTGGGCCGAGAACGTCGCGAAGCAGCGCGCAGAGAAGGAGACCGTGTAATGACCATCAGTGAGCTGCGGACCGACCCGCCCGCGTCCCCGACGCCGGCAGACGCCGCATATCTGCGCGCTCTCGGGAGCATCGACACCATCAACTACCACGTCGGCAAGCTCAAGGCCGAGAACAGGCGCCTGCGGCACCTGCTCAAGGTGGCGCGCGAGAGCATTCCGCTCTGGCCGGGCAACCCGGTGATCACGGCGATCGACATTGAGCTGAACGGGGGCGGGCGATGAGCGCGGCCGGCGAATTGCGTACCCAGATTGATGCGGCGCGCGCGCTTCTGGCCATGTTCGCGCTGGACCTGGAGAACGACGACATTCTGCAGCGCGACATGGTTGAGGGCAGCACCGACTTGCACGACGCCATTCGGCACGCGTTGGCGCGCATCGTCGAGATCCGCGCGCTGGTCAGCGGGATCAACGCGACGCTCAGCGTCCTGGGTGAGCGCGGCAAGCGGCTGGAGGATCAGGAGGAGCGCATCCGTGCCGCTCTACTCACGGCCATGGAGGTCGGCGGCCTGCAGCGGCTGGAGACGCCGCTCGGCACCGTGTCGTGCCGGGCCGTGCCGCCGTCGCTGGTGATCACGGACGAGGCGGCGATCCCTGACGATTTCAAGGTCACGCAAACACCGAAGCTCGACAGGCGCGCCGTTCTCGCCGCGCTGAAGGACGGCAAAGCCATCCCAGGCGCCGAACTGAGCAACGGTGGTCAGACATTGCAGGTCAGGTTGGGATGAGAACGTACAAGACAGGTCCGAAACAGAAACGCCGCGAGCAGGCGGCGCAGACACTGACCTGAAGGAGGGAGCCATGAGTGAGACGCCAGCGCCGCAGGCATTCGATAGTTGGGCCATTCTGGAACTGATGGGACACCTGCGCCGCGCCGCAGCTTCCCAGCTATGCCGACGACCAAGACGAACCCGCTTTCTGAGGAGGACCACAATGGCAGCTCAATCGACCGCAGTCGCCCACCCCAACGGCAATTCGAGCCGTGCCCTCGCCGCCGCCGGCCAGGACGTAGGCAAGGCAATGGAAGCCGTGATGATCAATGGCGACCTCGGCCAGCTCAGCCCGCTGCAGCGCACGGAGTACTACGGCAAGGTCTGCTCCTCGCTGGGTCTCAACCCGCTCACCAAGCCGTTCGCCTACATCAAGCTCAACGGCAAGCTGACGCTCTACGCGCTGAAGGATTGCACCGACCAACTGCGAAAGCTCAACGGCGTGTCGATCGAGATTGTCGATCGCAAGGTGACGAACGGCCTGTGCATCGTCACGGCCCGCGCCCGCGATGGCACCGGCCGGCAGGACGAGGACATCGGCGTGGTGCGTGTCGACGGCCTTGAGGGCGAAGCGGCAGCCAACGCTTTGATGAAAGCGACGACCAAAGCCAAGCGCCGCGTCACACTCTCCATTTCCGGACTCGGCTTCAGCGATGAGAGCGAGGTCGATGCCATCCCCGGCGCTGAGCGGATTGCGGTTGATGACCTCTACGCCGATCAGGAAGGCTATCTCGTGAATATCGAGGAGGAGTGGACTGGCATGGACGCTGTGGAGCTCAAGGAAGCGTGGGACGCCCACGTCAAGAACTCTCAGCACCGCCTCGATGCCGACCACGCCATCAAGGCCCTGCGCGTGTACGAGGCCGCGATGAAGCACGCCGCCACCGCAGCGAAGGAGTAGCACCATGCACACGACCATCAACGGCGAGAACCGTTTCAAAATCACGCCGCTCTACATTCAGGCGCAAGAGCGCCTGACTGAGCGCATTCGTTCCTGCGAATGGAAACCCGGCTTCCCCCTCCCCAATGAGGGCGCTCTGGCTGCTGAGTACGGCGTCAGCTCCGGTACGATGCGCAAGGCGCTCGACGCGCTGGAAGCGGAGGGCGTGCTGATCCGCAGGCAGGGGAAGGGCACGTTCGTATCCGAGCATCGCGACTGGGATGCGCTGTCCGATGACGCCAAGTCTCTGCTCGCGGCGATCGGCGCGGTCGAACCAAGCGACAAGCCGCGCGACCGCTCCGTCGTTGCTGCGGCAGACACCTACACCTCGGAGGACCTGCGCGCCTTCAGCCGTGGGGCCACCGAGATCGCGGCGTGGCTCGACCGGCGCGCGCACCTCAAGCAGGCGAGGGCGGCCGCGTGATGACCGACTATCGGCCAGACCTGGAGGGCACGCAGGACATGACCGTCGAAGTCGTCAAGGCAACCGTCGTCCATGCCGGTCCGCATCGCGAGATGGTGCTGATCGTGCCTCGGGAGGACGATGCGCGTATCCGCAGGCAGGCACTTGTGCAGCCGATCGTCCGAGCCCTCAACGGCGACCGCGCCGCCTACTTCAAGGCCTCGTTCATCGGGGGCAGGTGGAAGCTCGGGCGGCGGCTGCCGGATCAGGGGTGGTGAGATGAGCGACATCAACACGCTGAGCTGCGGCACCAACCACAAGGCACTGGCGGTCATCTCTAGGCGCGTCGAGGAAAACGTCGCGCGCGCAATTCTCCGTGATCTGCACGAGGTTGGCTTCATCACCGTGCGAAAGCATGAGTGGGATGAAGCCCGCACGCTCGTCGATGCAGTGAAGCGGGTGATGAGATGAGCGACCGCGTCAACATTTTCGTCTGCGACCAACACGCCGTAGCGGTTTGTGCGCCGGCCGGCATGCAGCGGGAGGTCGTGCAGATACGTGTGAACCAAGCGCAGTCGCCCGACTGTGTGCCGCGGCTCTGGTGGATCGCGGAACTGCAGCACATCGCCTACCCCTGCGAATGCGACCACGACGCCAATCGCAACCACTGGCTGCTGAGGTGCTGAGATGCCGCCGTTTGTCGACTTCGAGACCGACCCCGACCAGCCGGGCGTGCATTGGGACAGCTTCGTCTCGGCGCTCGCCATCTGGGTTTACATGCAGGACGCGCCGCCGACGGTCGAGGCGGCAACCAACGCATTCAACACGACGCCAGGCGCGATCCGCAAAGCCGTTATGGAGCACCCGTGGCTCATCGATATGTGGTCAGCGGATGAGACCGACCCCGCGAAGCAGATCATCGAGTCGGATGGGGAGTGAGCCATGACTTTCGATCCGATCCTTCTCGCCGTCGGCGCCCTTGGCGGCCTCGTCGGCTGCGTCGTCGGTCTCGCTGGCGGCCTTGCGATGCTGTGGTGGATGCACCGCCGCGAGATGCGTGAATTCGAGGCGGGCTGCCGGGTCGTCGACGCCGCGAGCGACCGCTACGACGGGGCCTATACGCGGGCCGAGCTGGCGCGGGTCTATGAGAGGGCGGGGCCATGACCGACACCGCAGTTCTGCCGCCGCGTCTTCTCTCGGTCCGCAGCGTCGCGCGGGAGCTCGATTGCTCGAAGAGCAAGGTCTACGCGCTGATCGAGCGCGAGAAGGATCAACCCGGCACGGGCCTACCCGTGGTTCGGATCGACGGCATGGTGCGCGTGAGGCGCGAGGATCTGGAGGCGTTGCTGGTGCGATGGGGGATCAAGTCTACAGGCGCGGACGACACCGCGGCGTCTGGTGCGTCGTCTGGGGGCATGGACGCAGCAAACAGCGCCATGCGCTCGGCATCAAAGCGACAACGGGCAATCGGCCGGATGCTGACCGCGAGGTAGCGCGCTGGAACAGCGGCCTCTCCGAGGCACAGCGCCAGGGGAAAGACGGGAAGGCGGTTGCCATGGCCTCGATCTACGACCTGTACGTCAAGGACCGCGAGGCGGTCGGCAAGGACGCGCGCCGCATGCGCGAGGCCTGGAAACCGATGGCATCACACTTCGGGCACCTGATGCCGGACCAGATCGAGGACACCACCTGCCGGGCCTATGCCAGGCATCGGCGCGGTCATGGGGTGTCGAACGGCGGCATCCGGTCCGAGCTGGTTTATCTCTCTGCGGCGCTCGGCTTTGGCAAGCGGAAGAAGCTCTATTCAGGCGACCGTCCGGAGATCGAGCGCCCGCCGGCAGCCCGGCCGCGTGAGCGGTGGTTGACCAAGGCTGAGGCCGTCCGACTGATCGACGCCGCCAAGGCGTTCCACGTCAAGGTGTGGCTGCAGCTGGCGTTCGCCACCGCCGGCCGGCCGAGCCACATCCTGCAGCTCACATGGGACCGCGTCACGCTCAAGAAGTGGACGCACCCCCAGAGCGGGGTCACCTACTTCGGTCACGTGAACCTCGACGACCCGGAGCGCGATGCCACCCGCAAGGGCCGCGCTCGCGTGCCGCTCAATGAGGAGGCCTATGAGACGCTAAAGCTGGCGCGCGAGATGGCTCAGACCGAGTGGGTAATCGAGTACAACGAGGCTCCCATCACTGGCCGCCAGGGCGTGCGCCAGGCCATCGTGGCTGCCGCACGCCGCGCCAAGCTCGACGATGTCACACCCTACGTGCTCCGCCACACCGCCGGTGTCTGGATGGCCCAGGCCCGGCTGCCAATGGCGGAGATCAGCCAGTACATGGGCCACACTTCCACGGCGATCACCGAGCGCGTCTATGCGCGCTTCCACCCGGACTACCTGCAGCGCGCGGCGAATGCGCTGTCGCTGCGGGAGCCGAAGGCGATCGAGGACAAGCGGGGCAGGGAATGACGGCCACGAAGCGATCCCGCAAGCCCGGTTTCGAGAGCGAGGTCGCGCTCTGCGCCGAGTTCATCACGCAGGTCACAAAGGGTGACGCCTGGGTTGCGTATGCCGAGACTGGCGGCTGGGACATCCTGCTCGTTCGCAGGGAAGACGGCTTCCAGATTGGCATCGAGGCCAAGCTCATCCTCAACAACACGGTGGCGGTGCAGGCGCTGCCCGAACGTTGGTACGGAGCCGCCGAGATCGGCCCGGATTGTCGTGCCGTGCTGGTGCCAGAAGGAGGAAAGCAGAACGGGCTCGGCACGATCTGCAACTGGCTCGGACTCACTGTGATAACGATATGGCCACCGTCCGAGCGGGTCTACCGCCGCAGGTTCGAACCCGATCTGCCGCACGTCGCCGAGCGCTGGGGCGATGACCGACATTGGCACGAGTGGTGCCCGGTGAAGCGGGTCGCCCTCCCTGACTATGTCCCCGACAGCGGCGCCGGCCATAGTGCCCCGGTCCAACTGACGGCGTGGAAGATCAAGGCGCTCAAGATCGTTGCCATTCTGGAGCGGAGACCCGTGACGCGACGCGACTTCAAACTGCTCGGACTCGACGCGGCGCGCTGGACGCAGATTTGGCTCGACGCGACCGCGCAGGGATACGTGGCGTCGTCGCGCATGCCGGACTTCAAGAGCCAGCACCCCGTCGTGTTCGAGCAGATCAAGGCCGATGCCGCGAAGTGGATGGTGGGTGAACTCGCCAGCACCCCTGCGGCCCCCCCCCGCTTCTCGGATACGCGGACGTTGGTCGGTTCATGTGAACCGACCTAGCGAGAACGAAATGCGAAGAGCGGGCGATTTGGACGACGATGCGCGCGAAAAACCCCAGCAAAATCACACATGTGGCGCCGTGTGGCCGCGCTTCGAACGCGGAGGTTGCGGGTTCAAGCCCTGCCGGGACCGCCATGATTTCCAAGGGAAAGATTAACCGACGCGCGGATGTTGGTCGGGACAGATGTACCGACTTTGCCGATGCTCCGGGTGCGGAGGCGGCCCGATGAGCACCAAGTTCGCCATCCCGGATGCGGCACCTATCGCAGGAACCGACCCATTGCCTATGCTCGCACAGCGGCATGTCAGCGCTCCTCATCCTTGCTCTGTTCGGTTGTCCCGCGCTTCAGAGCCCGGCGCAGGCCTTCTACGTCAACGCCGGCCCGATAGCCAAACTCACACGGCTTGCCCTCGCGTTTGCACGTGCGCTTTAGCCACGCTTTCGCCGCAGTCGGCGGATGGTCGGCACGCATGTGTTGCATCGGGTCTTTGGTGCGCCCGCAGGTCGCGCAGTGGACTTCCGGATTCATTGGCTCCCTATCCTATACTTCCCAGCCGTGCGACCGCGCACCGGCCATGTGCCATTCCTTGCGACCCTTCGGGCCACGCCCCATCCAATCACAAAGGCGGTTGACAAATTCGACAGAGCCCGGACGCCGACCGTGCTCCAAGTCGCAGAGGTACTGCGGCGAGAAACCGAGTGCTGAGGCGAATGCCTTTTGCGACATCTCAACGCCGGTGCGCACCTCAACCACCATCTCGGCCAGCGTCATGGCCTCCTCATCCTTTGCGTTCCAGCAGCGCGGCGGCGACTTCCTTCGTCGCTCATCCTGCTTCTCCTTTATCGCTTCGGCTTTGCCCAAAAGGGCCAACCTAGCCCAATATTCTTCAGTGCGCGGCGGGCGCGGTCTTGCGCCGCCTTCGCGGCGATTGGTTTGCCGTCATCGCCACCTCGTGCGATGTCCCGCAGGGCGACTAGCATGTACTGCGCATGGTTGCGTGCAATCCAGTCTTCACGTTCCCTGGTCTCGGCTGGCACAGGACACCCTCCCTTGGTCGCCGCCTCGCGCAACGGCTCGGTGCGGTCTCGCGCAGTCCATAGCCGTCAGCGGCCTGGACCGCCGACCGCCATCTGTCGCTTGCCGTCGATCTCAACCATCTTCACGTACTCGCCAACGTCCGGGTTGTAGCCTGAGCACCTTGACCTTGCGGCCCGTCTATCGTGATCACCATGGCCTCCTCATCCTACTCGGTTGTCCGTCTGGCGTGATGATAGCGGCGCCGCTCAGGCATAGGACGCCGGCGCCAATGAACAGACCAGCCACCGGCAGCCAGTCCGCGGCCAGCAACGGCGCCGACGGCGACCCCGCGATGAGCAGGACACCGAGCAACGCGAGCCAGTGGCGGTATTTCATGTCCTGATGGCTTTCTGTCTCTCTTATCGCTTGTTCCATGGCTTGAACCCCTTGATGGCTTCGATGGTGGGCCACGTACCGTTGAAGGTGATGGCGCGGTCGTCGATGGTCACCAGCGCTGGCGGCTTCTCAAGCGGCCACTCGATCTCGTGAAGCCATTCGAAGTTTCCGGGCAGCTTCTCCATCGCGTTCCGCTCAAGCCAAGCCCGCATGGCCTCGTAGCCGCCGGGCTGGTTGCTGCGGCTCGAAAAGATCGCGACGCGGAAGTGCTGCACGGCCTCAGCCAGAAACTCAATGGCGCCAGGCACCGGCCGATCAGGCACCTTGTCTGCGCCTTGCCAACCGCTGGTATAGCTGTGGATCACGCCGTCAAAATCCAAGCATAGTATCGGCTTGCGTTCGGTCATGGTGGGCGGCCCTTATTTTAGCGTTCCGGGTTTCCGCTCACGCGGAAGCCCGGCGATCTCATCCAGCGCCGCTCGGATGATGCGCTTGCGGCGCTCCGGCAGCTGCTCCCACCATGCCATCGCCGACAGTGGCTGAGGGCCGTACTCATCGCCCCAGATGACCCTCGCAAGGGTCGCCTCAGCGTGCGGCTGGCGGTAGCGCTCAGCGTCGAATTTCGGCATGGTGTCATCCTGGGCGGTCACGTTGTTCCGGATAGCACGCCAAGGCGTTGCGCCACACGCGGCCTCCTATTCCTTCTCGTCAGTTCACGCCGTCACGTAGACGCAGCTCACGCTTTCCGCCCCTTCTCGCGCTTCTCCAGGAACTCGCGCAGGGCCGCCTCGACTACGGCCGTCCTGCTGGGTGGCACGTCCTGCCTGGACAGCCACGCTTCCAGCCGCGCCAGCAGCTTAGGGTCAAGGTAGAGCGTAAACAGCTTCTTGAGTCGCGCCATGGTGCTCATGACTGACACATAGCAGACACGACGGCAAGAGTCAAGCTGTGTCAGCTCGTGAGGCGACTTGACAGCCACGCGATTACGTACTACATTCTCTGCACTATCGCGTCAGGTCGATCATCCCCTCTTCTGGCGCCTCCGAAAACTATGTGACGGAGCCGGCGACGTGTCCTCGGTGCGGCTCGCCGCCAACTGCGCAAGGATGAGCCAAATGCCGCTGAAACTGTCCGGCGAGGAGTGGGCGTCCCACATGGCGAAGAACCTCGCCAGTCTGCATGCCTCATGCACCAAAGAACTTGGGCGAGAGAAGGCTGACCGTCTTGTGCGCCTCGCGCTCGACGCAGCGGAGCGCCGAACGATGAAGCTGATCGCCGACCGGGACATCAAGTGCGCCTGCCCTAGGGACGATGCCTTGGACTGCGCCACGTGTTCGCGATGGCGCGCGTGCTGAGCTTGGAGCCGCACGCGTTGTTCGCGAAGCTTGAAGCAGAACTCATTCACCACGAAGGATGCCCCCCCGCGATGCCGAAGAGCGACAAGCAAGTGGACATCCGCAGCGCTTCGTTCCGCGTCCTGCATGACACTCCGGGCCACACCACCTATGGTGTCTGGATCAACGGCGGCAAGTGCGGCGACCTCACCATCAGACAGGAGGAGGTTGTCGGGTTCGAGGAGATGATGCGGCGCGGCGGTTTCACGTGGACTGTCGGCGCTGCTGGGTTCCTGGAAACGAGAGATTGAGGCCCCGCGATGACCGATCATACACTCGACACCATCGGCAAGAAACTCCAGGGGGGCGAGCGCCGCGATGCCGTGGCTGGCTGCGGCGCATGACGCCAGAGGCTGTTGGCTACACGGATGACGACGAGTAGGAGAAGGCCGGCGATGGCGATATGGAGCGTAGAACTGAGCGGCACCATCACACGAGACATCATATGGCTGGAGTGCGACGCGGCGGACGAGGACGAGGGCGTGCCGTGGCAGTAACGAAGACTTTGCGAGTTGGCATCGCTCCGCCCAGTTACGTTCGGGAGCGAATGATAAGGATCGCGCGCGGGGAGAAGCCGTCGGCCCACGAGCCGAGGGTTTGGGTGTCGTCGCTAGATGCGCTCTTCAAGGTGTTGACCGAGAAGAACATGTTGTTGCTGGAGATCATCCGAAATTCACAGCCTCAGTCATTGACTGAGTTGGCTGAGAAGTCAGATCGCGCCCTGTCAAATCTAACTCGCACGCTGCGCAGCCTAGAGAGGTTGGGGATTGTCGCGATTGAGGTGAAGGCGGATGGGAAGAAGGTTCCAATCGTCCTTTGGCAAGGCGACAAAGTGGAGCTGGATTTCGAGTCAGCTAAGTCGAAGGCAGCATAGTTAGGCTACGGCGGGCGACCGCGTTTGCGCGCCCGCTGCTTAGGCGTTCTGGGCTCCACGAGTTGTCCCGTACGTCAAGCGCTTGCCGCCAATGGACTTGAGAGCGGCCTTGGCACGAGCAGTATCGTCTACGCCAAGCGCGATGCGGTGGTTCCACTTGAAGGTGGCTTCCGTCACATAGCGCTGCAGATGCGCCTCGCTGATCGCGTGGTGCGTTCCAGGTCGCCGCCCTCGCCACCGATGGGGCCGGCATTGATGTCACGCATGGCCTCGCGGATGTGGCGACGACTGGTCATCTCTTATCCCTCTTCGCCCGCGCAGCGAGCGCCTCCGCCAACAATTCGCGGATCATCGCAGCCCGCTCAATGCCGCGCTCAACCGCCATGGCGGTGACCGTTGCATGCGTCCCAGGATCGAGCCGCAGACCGACATCGATCATCCGGGCCTCCGGCGGCTTCGGGGGCCGCCCCATGCGCTTTCGTGTGGTCGTCGCCATCGCTGCAAATCGTCGCTGATTTGTTGTGACTTCAGAAGTCACAACAATGTGATCGGCGCCCCTCCGTTCGTCGTCCTTGGCTTTCTGTGACCGCGAAAGTATATTGATCATTGTCAGCCGCTCCTTCCTAGGGGTTCAAAAATGCAAGTCGCTACTTACAAGGGTCGCAAGTACAAGCTGGCTTGGTCGGGCAAGACCAAGTTCGGGGAGAAGGCCAAGCTCCAATTCTGGGACGGGAGCAAGGAATTCTGGGTGGACCTCAGCCTGGTTTCGATCAGCGAGGATCACAGTCACTCCAGCGGCAATGCCCGCAAGGGCCGCCGCTACGGATGCCCCGAGTGCGGCGAGTATGTGACCCGCGGCGACGGCTCCCGGTGCTGGGAGACGGGCTTCTCACACTGAGATCGGGCCGCATCCTTCGGGGTGCGGCCATTTTTCTTTTGCAGGGAGAACCGGAATGGACATTTCGCATCTGAACAGCTTCGACCAGAAAGCAATCAAGGCCCGCGTAGCCGCAATTGTCGACGCCGACGAGCGTCGACGGGTAGAGCGTGAGATAGAGTCGGCAGTAGCTGCTTGGGCCGAGCACGACCCGGATGGGCGGAACGATGATCTCGCCGACCAGCTTGACAGGGCGATTGACGCCATTATCGCCAGTGCTCGGAGGCCGGAATGACCCACCATCCTTGATATCATCAGCGCCCACATCACGAAGGAGCCCGCCCCATGAGCATGCAGCGACCGACAGAAGCACACGTTGAGGCACTGGCAGACGCCATGTGCCAAGTGCTCAACGAGCTTGCCGACGGCAACAACGTCTGCGACCTCGTGAAGGCGCGGGCGACAATCGCGATGCAGCCGTTCCTGCTCGACGACAGCGGCGACTTGCCCGACCTGGAGTGGGCAACGCGCTGGCCCGCCGCTACGGCTGAGTCATGACCCCCGACGAATTCAAGCGGGCCCGGCGCGATCTGGGCCTTACTTTTGAGCAGATGGCGATGATGCTGGGATACGAGGGCGAGCAGGCCAAGTCTCAGGTACACCACATGGAGAATGGCCGTCGTGGGATCAGACCAGCACAGCGCCGCCTAGTCGCAGCATACCTCGCCGGCTATCGCCCGGGGGATTGGCCGGAGCTGCTCGCTGTCTGCACCCCGAAAGCATTGCGGCCGGCTTCGGCCCCCGAGTGCATGGAGAAAATGCGGGATAGGTTGCCCGCCAAGAGATAGGAGAAAGGCCGATGATAACGACATTCGACAATCTGCGCCACGACTACATGGTCGTGTGCGCATCAGTGACAGAGACGCTGAGCCACGTGTCGCCGGTACCAACGGGATCAGGGTTTCCCGACCAGAGCTATACCGGCAAGTCCATTAGGACCGACGTGCGGACAGTCCGCTCATTCTACAACGGCGGATGGGAGGCGGAGTACCCGAGAGACGCCTTGGAGCGGCTACGTGCGCTCCATAATCGGCTGGGGTTCGCTACGGGAGGCCCGACCGCCGGCTACGCACTATACTCCGCGCTCGGCGGCTTTCTTGCCGCCATAGAGGCGCAAGCGGCAGATTGACGCCGCCTGTACCGGCACCAGCCATTCCCCGGGAATTATATACTTGACGTACTGTTGCCAATCGATTCCACGTTCGCGGAATAAGTGATTCGTGAAATTTTCAAGCTCTTGCTTCCACCGCGAATCGTGGCAGTCAAGCACCATCGGTAGCTCTAGAGACTAACCGGTAGCTTGGTAGGGACCGCCCGGCGCGAAGCGCGGGCTGGCAAGCGAGGGGACGAGCGATGCAACCACTGAGGCCATGCGGCGTTAAGTGCTTGCTTACCGAGTCAGAGCACAAATAGCCCGCTTGCACGCAGCAGAGCTGCATGCAACGGTTGACGATACACGGGGCGCTGGAGCCGGTGGGATTTGCACCCACGGCCGCCCGGATGGGAAGCCCAGCAGCCGCACTACGCCGGCCCCACGCCCCGTGCCCCCCTGGACTCATCAGATTCTTGGGGGCGCATCGATGTCGAAATTGAAGGTGGTTCACAGTCTGATGCCGAAGCGTGGTACGGCAGATACTGAGGCGAAAGGCGGGATTGACGCTCAGCAGTTTGAGCGCACGATTCGTCGCATGCTCAGTACGCCTCACAAACCGCATAAGCCGGTCGATAAAGCAGAGAAAACGAAAGGGGCCGCGCCGAAGCGCGACCCCCGTTCGTCTGGGAAGGGAGCCAAGGGGTGATGCTCGCCAGCGAGCCCCTTGGTCTCCTGTCTCCTGGGTTAGCGGTCGTAGGCAGGACCGTCGAAGATCAGCCGCAGTCCGTGGAGAGCTGCAGTCTTAGTCGTGTAGCCCTCGCTCTGGCTCACGATCTCATGGTTGCCGCTGCGGATGTGCCAGTACCAAAGGCCATTCAGCGCGCTCTTCCATATCTCGGCATACATGGTGTTCACACCTCTTGGTGTTGTTGACGATATGCAGACGCACCTGTTCCGCTACAACCACGGTGGCAAGGTCTGGCAGTTCGAGATCCGCGCCCACGACGAGCAGGACGCCAAAGACCGCCTCGCAAGGCTTGTCTTTGCGTCCTATCTAGGTGTCCGTGTAGCTACGATCCCCGTCGTGCTCAGCCCCATTGTTCCCGCAGTCGTTTGGCTCAGAAACGCCGCAATGGGGCTCATGACACGATTCGGTGGCAGCCGATAAGCGGGACTATCGGCAGCGTCGCCGCCGATCTTTCTGCTTAGGCGTTCTGGGCTCCACGAATCGTCCCATAGGTCAAACGCTTGCCGCCGATGGACTTGAGAGCAGCCTTGGCGCGGCCGGTGTCGTCCACGCCCAGCGCAATGCGGTGGTTCCACTTGAAGGTGGCTTCCGTCACATAGCGCTGCAGATGCGCCTCGCTGATCGCGTGGTGCGTTCCGTAGACCTGCCGCTTCAGGATCGCAAAGAAGCTCTCGGCAGATTGGATGCCGGCGCCGTCCTTGTAGCGGTGATACTCGCCAGCGCTGTGGTTGACGGTTGTGCTGCCGGCGAAGTCCTTGCCAATGGACAAGCCCGTGAGGCCGTCGTCCGTATGAAGCGTAGAACGCTTGTCTGCGTGCTTCTCCATGACCGAGCGCAACGTCCTGGCGGTCACGTCGGCGACATGGGTGGCGCGCACACGACCGCCGCGCTCCACAAGGGCATGCACGGCATGCTTCTTCGGCTCGGGCTTGCCCTTGTGGGCGTTCTTGGCCTTGCCGCCGATGTAAGTTTCGTCGCTCTCCAGGTCGCCGCCCTCGCCACCGATGGGGCCGGCATTGATGTCACGCATGGCCTCGCGGATGCGATGGGTCATGAACCAAGCGGTCTTGTAAGTAACCTCCAGACTACGGTGGATCTGGTGGCTGCTCATTCCCTTCTTGGAAGCCGTGAGCAGAAACGTCGCCAGCAACCACTTGTTGAGTGGGATCTTTGAGCGCTCGAATACGGTGCCGACCGTGACGGTGAAAGGCTTCTCGCAAGACTTGCACTTGTAGACGCCAGCTCGCGTGCTCTTGCCGGCGAGTTTGGTGGCGTCAGCGATAACGCCGCAGTGGGGGCAAATGGGACCATCCGGCCAACGCTGAGCCTCAAGAAACTCGCGGGCCTTCTCGGCGTCCTGGAAAATCGAATTGGTGAGGTTCATGGCGGCATCCCCTGATCTCATGACCGCCAATGTAGACGCTCAAGGTCAGTACGTCAAGTATATAATTCCCCATTCCCCGATGAACCATCGAACCCAAGCCCGAAGGAACGGAAATGTACGCTTTAAGGCTTGACATGCCGCGCATCACGTAATACGCTTGTGTTACATGCACAAATCAGCGATAGTCAGCTCATCGAGACACATAGAGGGACGATGACGATGCAACAGATCAGCTTCAAGACCGCCCGCGGCGCCGATGTGTCGCTGCAAATCATCACCGAGCGCGAGTTGGATATCGACCATAACGTCAAGGTGCCCTGCCACGATCTGCGCATCACACTCAATGGCAGGCGGTACGGCTGCGGCGTTGACCTCATCGAGCAACATGCCGACGGTCCGCATCTCAAGCTGTACACCGATGGCATCCGCATCGGCGTGCCGGCAGAGCACCTTGCTGGCGTACGTGAGCTGCTGGACGGCTACAAAGCCGAGGTGTCCCGCCACATCAAGGAGAGCCTGAAGCGCGAGGGTGCCTACCGCAAGCCGCGCGCCCGCAACTCTTACGACGACGAGCACGACGACGAGATCGCGCTTCACGGCGGCCGGCGCTGACAACACAAAACCCCAACCACGAGGCTGGGGTTTTGCTCAGTATGTGATCAGAGTGAGTTTCAACCCAACACCCACCCCTCACATGGGGGCGGAGACTGTCTGAGCCCGTTTGGGCAGTAACTCTGTTTCAACCCAACACCGTCCCGTGCGGGGCGGCGACACAAGAAGGATACCCCAACCATGCCACGGTCAGCAACCGCCTGGCACCAGGTTCTCGACAGGTACGGCCGCACAATCCTCTACATCACATCCGATGAGTGCACCGTCAGAGGCATAGGCGTCTGCAGCATCCATGACCGAGATAGCGACGTGGTGTCCTACCGGCTGATGGCCGACGGCTCGCACCGCGCCATGGATCAGGACAGCGAGGGGCCCTTCCCCGAGCGTGGCCTTGTGGTGCTAGGCACGTCCAAGTTTGATCGACCCACGCTGACGGAGGTGCGCGCACTGACCGGATTGCACGGTGCTGCCGCGGCAGACGCGATCGAGGCTCGCGAGTATTTCCGGCAGGCCCGGCACCAGCTCGGCCTCACCCTTGACCAGATGGCTGGCGTGCTCGGGTACAAGCCAACCAGGCAAATCGGCTACGCTCTGGAATCCGGCCAGCGCCGCATCAGGCCGCCGCAGCGCCAGCTCATAGAAGCGTACCTGGCCGGGCATCGTCCCGCAGATTGGCCGAATGCAGGCCGCCCGCGACCTGGAGATGCGCCGCCCGACCGCCAGCCCGAAGGCCGGCGGGGCTCGGTCGCACCTATGTGATGCCTATTTCCTCACCTCTACCGCCCACCGCTGATCCAACCGGGCCAGAACGCCCTTGATCTCGCGCATGTCGGCCTTCAGCTCGTTGACATCACGCTGAAGCGTGATGAGCGTATGCTTATAAGCGCCGACGTTCTCGCCCGCGGCGTAGCTGATCTGAACCAGTGCCCACACGGCGAACGCCGCGCCGGACAGGACGCCGATCGGCAGCCCGAATTTCCTGATGTCGTGCATTCTGCCGCCGTCGGGCGCCGCAGGCGGTGGCCAATGCGGGGGTCCGGCGCGCCCGTTCTCGGGGTAGTGCATGGTCATGACCTGATGCTCCATTGACTGCTCACAGGGGCGGCAGCAGCACCTTGAGCCGCGCTGCGCACGTCCGGCGGTAGTGCGCCTCGCACCGGAGCGCCGTCTTCATGGCCGAGCGGTCCTTCGCCGCGGCAATGTCGGTTATGTCCTCGATAGGCAGCTTCGGTTCCGCAGGGCAGCGCGCCGAGCACTCCGCTGGGATTGCGGGCGCGGCGGTCGTTACATAGACCGGGCCGTCGGCCGCCGTGGTCGTGGCGCAGCCGGCCAGAAAGAGCACGAGGGACAGCGCCATGATGGCGAGGCCGATCGCCAGCACAAGGCGCCGTGCCGAGCGGTGAGCGTTGCGGGTCATCGGTTCAGGGCCTCGACGATCTCTTTCGGGTACGCGATGATGCGGGCGCGCATGGCTTCCAGCCTGGTCTCCGCGTCGCGGCGCGCGGCCTCGGATGCGGCGAGCGACGCCGCCCAATTCTCGGCTTGCTGCTTGCCGATGGCCTCGGATTGCCGCTCGCGGGCGCGCGCCTTCAGTGTGGCGGCGAGCTTCGCAGCCGTGAGCCTGGCTTCCCACGTCGCGCGCTCATCCATGCGGGCGTCGTGCCGGAGCCACCAGACGCCGCCGATGACGATGGCGACGGCCACGGCGATGCCGACGGCCTGAGCGGCGATGCCGGAGAGCTTCTGCCCCCACCAGGCGGCGGAGAGGAGCGCGATCATGCGTGCTTGCGCCTCCACAGGTACGTCATCAGCGCGCCCACCAGCGTGACGATGCTGGTGAGGAACAGCGGCTCGGACAGGAACGCCAGAACGATCGCCCACACATTCGGGTTGCCCTGCATGCCGTAGACCTTGGCGAAGCCGTTGGCCCACCCGCCGATGTTCGTGGCGATGCCGGTGGCGGCGAGCGTGACCTCGGTGGCGACCGGCGGCTTCGGGTCGGGCGCCACAGCGCGGCCCTGAGTTGCTGACTGCGCGTCAGCATCCGGCAGCGGCGCAGGGGCGGTGACGACGGTTATGGTGTCGTCGAGACCTGCCGGTCCGCTCGCCGCGATCGCCGCGGCTTCGATGGCATCGCAACGGCGCATCCAGCCCGTGCCGAAGCGCCAGAACGTGGGCAGGCGGCGCAGGAACGCACGCCGCTCCGCCATCAGATTGCGCACGACAGAAGGGGGATCTGCGCGCTTGACCGCGGCCAGTGTTGCGGCTCCGATGTGTCCGTCCTGGGTGGCGCCGACCACCTTCTGCAGGAGCTTCGCGGCGCGGCCGACGCCGCTGTTCACCGCCACGTCGAAGACGGCGAGGTCTACACCGACCGGCATCTCACCACAGCGCGCCGCGCCCCAGTAGTTCTTGCCGTAGATCGCCTTGAGCTCGGCGTCAGTGATGTTGCGCAGGCGCGCCTTGAGAGACGGCGTCGTGGCTGGCGTGAGCGGGATGCCAATATAGCCGGCGTACACCGCGATGGTGACGCCCTTCATGGTGGCTCCGCCGGGGTCCTCACGAACCTCACTCCAGCCACCCTCGTGGCGCAGGGTCTCGGCCAGACACGCTGGGAAGCGGTCAGTCATGGAGCGACGCCTTCCGTTTTAGGAAGCGCTGTGGCCTCCAGCTCCTTGATCCGCAAACCCTGCTCCGCTACCGTGCGCTTCAGCGCCGCGATCTCAGCATAAGCGAGCACCACGGAGTTCAGCGCCTGGTCGCGCTGCTGCTGCATGGCGCCGAGCATGTCCTGGAGTTTCTGGAGGTCAGGGGTCATGGTCATTGACTCGTTCTTGTGGTGGTCTGGCGCGACCGTGTGGACTGTGTTTCTTTCGGTTGGCGCGGCTGCGCTCTTGCGGCGTAAGCCTTGGCGCCGACCGACAGGGGCGTGGTACGGAACTCGAGAACAGAGGAAAGCGGTTCGTGAGGCTGAAGCAGAGTTCCGGCGCATAGCTGGCGATGAACCTACGGATTATCTGCTCAGGAAGTAACGCCCTTGAGCACGGCGAAGCTCAGGACGATTGCCTCGCTCAGTGAACCCGCCGTGATGTTGCGCACCTGGATCACGCACGATCCGGCCGCCAGCGTCGTTACCCATACCTGATAGGCCCCCGCAGTACCGGCGGAGCTATGCGCGACACTCACCAAGTCGGTTGCTGCGATGGCCGAATTGGTGAGCGTGAAGGCAACAGTCGTGTTGGCCGCAAGCGCCGCGGCGTCCATGGTGATCTGCCCGACCACCTTGTTGAGACTGACGCCGGTCGCCTTGTTCGTCGTCTGCGTGACGGTCCCGCCTGCGCCGGTCGCATAACCAATGCCGCCCGTCGCGTGGGCGGATTTGAACGCGCCGCTCGCGGTCAGCAGGCCGCTGGAATGCGTGAGGCTGTAGTCGCCGTTGGCATAGCCGATGACGGCGCCGGATGCCAGAAACAGGTCGGAAAAGGACGTTGCCGCAAGCCCCAAGGCAACGGTGTCGTTAGTCGGCGGCAAGATGGCACCGGACTGCAGAACGAATGCTGAGCTGCCACCTATGCGGAAGCGGAACTCATTAGACGCTCTGATGAAAATAAGAGTATCGCCACTGTCGAAAATTACCCCAGGTTGCGCGGCGGCTCCTCCGGCAGCAATATCCAGTGCAAAATTTGCATCGGCAATCTCGACCCGATCAGCTGTCGGCGATGTGCCAACGCCGAAGCCGACGCGCAAGCCGCCTGAGATGTTGAAGCCGCCCGCCGTCAGCTCGGCCGCATCTGCTCCGCCGATGATCCAATGAAAATGGTTCGATGCCCGCTCATAGTACGAATAGTCGTTGCTGTCGTACTCAATGATCGTGCCGACATCGCCGCTCGCCGAAGCCGGCATGCGAATGGCAGCGGTCGTGACGGTCGCCTGATCGCCCTTGAGGAGGTACTGCCATGTCCCCGCCTCGCCGAAGCCGCTAAGCGTGAAGACCTCCATCGCCGCCGTTGCCAGCTTGCCGGCGTTCTGGATCTCCAGCGCGCGCACGAAGTGTGAACCGTCGGCATCCCCCTTGCGGGCGTTCAACGTGATCAGCCAGCCGAAGAGTTGGGTGCTCTGCAAAGAGGCCGCGGCCGGCTGCTCGACGCGGCATTCGTTCCCGCCCACGCCGTCGCTGTATTGTATCGAGTTGGAGAGCAGACCTGAGACGCCCCGCAGGCCGCGGGTGCGGCCAATGGCGGCAAACCAGCCGGCATGCAAGTCTTTGAACTGATCGTTCGCGTAAGAGCCAGCGGTATTCTTGCCCGTCATAAAGACGCGCAGCGCGTTCGAGACTTTGCGATCGCTGGGGTCGGTGAGCGCCGACGTGTAGTCTACGAGGTCCTCGTCCTGGTGCTCCACGAACATCAAGTCACGCATGCCGCTGTCATCCAGGTCGGATTGATCTTCCGCCTGGATCAGCTGAAACTTCGTGGCGCCGAGGCATTCATAGGATGCGAAGAAAGCGCTTATCGCATCGGTGTCGAGCGGCGTGGTGGTCATGAGGAGGCCGGCGCCGAGCGCGGACTCGACGGCTTCCATCCATTGGCGAACATCGGCCTTGGCGATATCGTGCGCGCCCGAACCGGGCACGCCGGCCGTGACGAAGTCGCGCCAGATCTCGGCGCCTAGCTTGGTGAAGATCATGTCGGTTTTCTCAGGCGCGCTTCAACACTTCGACGAGGTAGGCTTCGAGCGTGATCGTCTCGCTACCGGTCTCGAGTTGGCCGGATATGACGAGGTCCTGGTTGGCGGTGGTGTCGACGGCCGAAGTGACGTTGGCGTTTCCGGAGTTCCCAAAGCCGCCCAGCGCTGAGAACGAGCCGCCGATCTGAGAATTCGCGGCGTTGCGGTTGGCGATCTGTCGCTGGTCGCGGTAACTGGCTTGCGTTGTCAGCACGACTTCGAGGTAGGCCGTCCCTACCAGGCCCGCGAGGCGCGCGCGCAATGTCTTGTCATTGGCGCTGTTGGTGATCGTCCACAGCGTCGTCACGCGCAAGATGCCGTTGGCCCCCAACGTGTTCGCGGGGATCTGGATGGTGGCGAGCGCGGTCTCGGTCGTGCTGACGGTGTGCGAGACCGCCACCGCCGAGGCGGCCAGCACCTGCCACAGGTGCTCCTCCACCACGGCACCCCAGTTGCGGATATCCCCCTTGACCGGATCGTGCGCGCCCGACGCGGGCACGCCGGCCGTGACGTAGTCGCGCCAGATCTCGGAGAAGAGCTTGGAGAAGTAGCTCATGAGATGACCACGTTGGTGAAGCCGTCGACGCTGGGCGCCCACACCAGATCGGGATCGACCAGCTGGTCTGGCCCGATCAGAGCAAATTCGATGGCCGTAACCCCGAGCGTTCCTGATGGGCTTGTCGTCGAGGCCCACCTGGTGCGGCCGTTGACCGTGCCGGCGGCGACGTCGGCGACGATGCCGACCGTCTCGGCCCAGGTGTCCATGGCGGCGGCGCGAGTCCACGCACCCACTGCCACCGTGTAGATGCCGTTATTCGCCGGCGTGGCCTGGTCCTTGACCAGCACGCGGTTGGTCGCGATGACGGCGACGCCGTCGATGGTCTGCTCGCCAGACAGGGTGATGTTGACCGTCGTGGCGGCTTCAACCAGCTCAGGCTCGCCCACTCGCCAATATGGATTGCTGTTGATCAGCTGCCGGCCTGTGGCGGCGATGCGCACCGAGTAGGCGCCGGGAGACACTGCGTCGGTGGTGAGACGGACGCGCCCGCCGCCGAGCGTCGTGAGGTCTTCCTCGGCAAAGCGCAGCACGCGCGTCCACGACCCGGAGGTGCCGAGGCGGTAGTCGATGGCGTACCAGAGCCACGGCTGCGCCGGGTCGACCTCGTCGAAGTCCACCCGGATCTCGTTGCCGGCCCCGTGGTCCTCGGCAGTGACGTTCGTGGGCACCGGGAAGTAGTGCGGCGCGACGCCTTCCTCGGTCTCCTCGTCCCACGCATCGACGCTGTTGGGGTTGACGAGCGTCCACTCGAAGGTGAGCCGGGCATTGGCAAGATCAATGCGCACCCTGGTGATTTCGATGACGGCGTCGGTGAGGTCGGCGATCAGGCGCGAGCGCACGTTGACCCAGCGCTCGCCCAGCGCCCGCAACCCGTACAGCGTTGTTATGAGTTGGCCGCGCGCCGCCGCCGTGTGGCGGGCTAGCGCACGCTTGGCGAGGCGGCGGCCCTGCGAATGGCTCTGCACCCAGTTGAGGCTGAGCCGCGTCGAGCGCAAGACGCCAAGTTCGGAGATGGAGGCCTCGTCGCGGAACGACACGCCCGGCGCGTCGCGCCAATTGGCCTGCGCGGCTGTGTACGTGAACTGCACCTCGTTGACGATCTCCTCGTCAGCGACGCCCTTGTCGATGGCGAAGCCGACGATGTGGTCGTCGGTGAAGGTGACATCGGGCGCGCGGTACTGGCCGACCTTCAGGGAGAGCGTGCCGTCGCCGTTCTCTGCCAGCCATCCGTCGCACGCGTTGAGGATGGCACCGATCACTTCGGCCGGGTCGGTGGTAAGAAACGCCCAGCCGTCGGACCTGTAGCGCGGCTCGGTTGACAGGTCGGCCTTGTCGACGATCTCGTCGCAGATGTCGGCCTCGGCCATCCACTCGTCGATCACCGGCTCGATCAGGGCCGCGTAGTCGAGCGCCGGCCCGCGGTCGGCGTTGGTGAGATAGTCGAGCAGCTGCAGTACCGGGTTGGACGAGACCTCCCACGTGTCGGGATCGTCTGGGTCCTGGCCGCCGTCGCGCGGGTCCCAGATGGGGGAGAGGTCCGCCACCACGGAGGGCTTCGGCAGGCCGCGAGGGTAGTTCTTGAGCACATTGGTTGTGCTCACGTCGATGCAGTGGAGCATCAGCGAGGCCACGCCGTCACCGCGGTGATTGCTGGTCCACAGCGTCGGCAGGACCGCCACGACATCAGCAAACGCAGTCTCGGAGTCCGCCCCCAGGGTGAACTTGAGTTGGACGAGGTTGCCGACGTTGTGGTTGTAGCGCGTGTCGGTGTCGGGCAGGTTCAGGAGTCCGTTCACGAACCCGGTCGGGCTGAGCTGGACCAGGTCATCGTTAAGGTAGACGTGTACGATGCTGTCGATACGGCCGTGGTGCAGGGCGAGCACGTCCCAGCTCTCCCCGGCGTCGTCGACCTCGAACAGCATGTAGGCGCCGGCAACGCGCGTGCGCCCGTAGCCGAAGGGACGCGGCGGGATCGGCTGGCGGATGGGCTGCGAGCCGTCCGAAGCCTTGGGCACCTCCGGCTGGGTGGCGAACGCCACCGCGATCGAGGCGCCGAGGATGGCCGCAGTGCCCACGGCCGTGGCCACCGTGAGGCCGGGCAGAATGACGGTAGCGCCAGCCGCCGCAGCGCCGGCGGCGCCGGCCGCCTCGGCGCCGGCCAGGATCAGGAAGCCGATGGTCTCAGCCATGACGCCAGGCATCCATGATCGGGCAGTGGCTCACGACAAGGCCGCGGCGTGTCAACAAGGCGACGCGCTGCCGCGAGACGCAAACCGCCGCAGCCGGATCGGCGTGGTGCGAGCGCCGCACGAGAGCGATATCACCTTCGTCGCCGGGGGCCGGGGCCCAACCGCATAGTCCCAGCGCGCGATGCATCAGGTGCATCATGCCGCCGGCCTCGTGGATGATGACTATGGCCTCCTCTTTGGAGCAGTAGGTACCGCGCCATGCCGCCGCCGGATCGCGCCCGGTGAGCGCCAGCGCCCAGTCCGCCGCGAACAGCATGCAGTCGTGCACGCCCCACACGAAGCCGCGAGAGGCGGCGCGGGAGAGGAACGCGGCTAGGTGGTCTTGGGCCACGCCTTGGCCTCCAGCTGTGCATAGCGCCGCGCGTGCTCGCAGAACCGATCCCCAGGCGAGCGGCGCTGCTGGTCCTCGTCGGTGAAGAACGACAGCCCCGGCCGGCGGCGGCCCGTGAAGATCGATCGCGTCGACAGCGAGACGGTATAGACCGCCTCCTCGGTGCCGGACTGCTGGCGCGCGACGGTCAGAAAATCGACGATGTACCGCCGCAGCCACACCGGCTCGTCGACAAGCTGCCAATCCTGATCGAACACGCCGAGGCCGACGTTGAGGGCGACGCCCTTGACCTCGGCGGCTTCGCCGGTGGCCAGCTCGACAGCGCGCGGCGGCACGCCCGACAGCGTGAACGTCACGCGTTCCGCGACGCCGTTGATCAACTGTTGAAATGCGGGGACGTTGAGCATCTCGCCCATGCCCCTATAGATCTCGCCGGCTCCGTCCTCCGCATCTATGCCCGCCTCGCAATCGCCGATGCCGAGCCACATGCGGAACGGTTCGCCGTCCTCCATGATGACGCCGAGGCGGAAGAAGATGCCGACGCGGGGATTGCCCGATGCAAGCGCGGCGTCGAAGGCGGGGGAGGTCATGCGTCCTCCACCAGATCGAACGGCGGGAAGTCCTCGACGAACTTGACATCGGCTTGGCCGTAGATGCGGCGGTCGAGTACCAGATCCATGGCATCAGGCGCCGCGAGCCGCATGATACACGTGGGGTTGTCGAACTCGACACGCGTGCCGGCGGTAGTGTCCTCGCGCAGCGGCGGGCGGATTGTCACGGTCGGGAAGCCACCAGTCACCACGCGGTGCGTGCCGGACTGGCTGCCCGACGTGTTGATCGCGGTCCCTTCCTCGGTCGCGGAGGCCTTGAAGGTGTTGGCCGACAAATCTGTGGACAACACGAAGTAGAGCGTTTCCGGCGACAGCCCCGTCGGCAGCGCGCCGGAGGTGCGGAAGTAGACCCGCTGCCTGGCCGCGAAGCCGTGCGCCGTCACGGTGAACACGCCAGGCGAGGCGATGGTCACCGTCATCGCGCTGACTGCGTGGTCGCTCGTGTCGATCTTTGTCACCTTGCCGAGGCGGTAGAGCCGGTGACTGAACGTGTCGTGCTGTATGCTGAAGTATTCGCCGCCGCGAAGCGCCTGGGCGTTCTCCAGGATCAGATCCAGAGTTGTCGCCCTGAGCGCCGCGGCCGTCTTGACCTCGGCTTGGATCACGTCGGAGACGTAGTTCGTCTGATCGGACGGTGTGCTGCCGTCCGAGTTGGTGGCCTCGTATTCGGCGACCAGCGGCACGCCGCCCACGAGCGGCCATGGCGAGTGGCGTTCGTCCCGCGCCTCCACGGCGATCGGCGTCGCCCCGCTGTCGAGCCGAGCCGCGATGGCCCGCCACGCCCTGACCTGGTCCGGGGTGGACACCTGGACATCGCCGAGCGAGGCCATCCACATGCCGCCGCCGTCGAGGCGCGCGACCGGCATCAGGCCGGACATGGAGCGGCCACCGGAGAGCGTGCGGGCGGCCAGCTCCCACGTCCAGCGGCGGTCGCGCTGCAGAATGCGCGGCCAGTAGATGATCGAGGGGTAGAAATTCATCGGTAGACCATGTGCGCGCCGGGGACACGGGCGGACTTCTCGTCCTCGCCTGCGGTTGGCACATCGTCAAATTCGCTCATGACGCGACGGAGCTCGCGGAGCTTGTCATCAAGCACGGCACGCCGCTCAAGAAGCCCTTCGTTGCGCTCGAGCAAGATGTCGCGCGCGTCGTCCCTATGTGCATCTACCGCCCCGCGTTCCAGGTAGCGCTCATTGCGCCGAACATCGAGGTCGATCTCAGCAATCTCGCGCTCAATGCGCTCCTCCTCCGTCAGGAAAAGCTCAACGATCTTGCGCTTCCCGAACTCGGTGACGGCCATTTTACCGGCAACCCAGACAGCATATGCCGTGATCATGGCAGCGCCGCCGGCGATCAACATCAGAGCTTCGACCCAAGTCTTGCGCTCCAGTCGCAACGCGTCGGTCATTGTCACGTCCCCAGCATCTGCAGCCGGCGCTGTCGCGCGGGGAACGCCGCGTTGCTCTCCTGCACCGCCGCCATCGCCGCCATGCGCGCCGCTTGGCCGGAGATGCGGGCGATGGTCTCGTCGCCGTTCGCGCCGGAGAGGTCGATGCGCATGTTGATGACTGCGGGGTCGCCGCCGCGCATGGCGCTGTTGGGCACGATGGTGCCGGACTGGCGCGGGCGGAACAGTTCCGGGCCGCGCTCGCCGACCATGTAGGACGTGCCGGCCGACACCGAGCCGCCCTCGGCGCGGAAGCCGCCGAACACCTGACCGAATAGCCCCAGCGGGTTGGACGAGCCGGCGCCCTGGCCGAACAGGGTGTTGATGAACAGCTGCCGGAAGGCGAGCTTGGCCATGTCCTTGGAGAGGTCGTTCACGAGCGAGCGCCAGCTCTGCTTGGTGCCGTCCATGAACTTGGCGAATGCGCTCTCCAGGCTGCTCGCAACCACGCGGCCGGTGTCCAACAACCGCCTGAACTGCTCGTTCGCGAGCGTCAGCGCCTGCGTCCTTTGAGCGATTGCTTCGGCGTTGCGGTTGATCGCCTCTGCTTCATCATCCGACAGAAGCACGCCAGCACGGATCGCCGCCTGGTGCTGCTGCTCCACGAACAGAAGCCGCGCCATCTCGCCGGCGGTGGCCCCGATCGATTGGCGCTGGCGGTCGAATGCCATGGTCTGAAATTGCACCGCCTGGCCCATTTCGGCCGCAAGGCGCGTGTGCGCGGCGGCGTCGGCGGCGGCTTCCCTGCGCGCGAGCGCAGCCTGCACCTCGTCATCTTCGAGAAGGTTCGCGCCTCGGCCGCCCCGGCCTTGGCGGAAGCCGCGGACTATGGCCTCGGAGCGTTCCCGCGCACGAGCGCCTGCGGTCAGATTGATCGCGTCCGCCCGCTCACGCTCCATCTCGATCTCGCGCCGGATCTGCGCGAGCACTTGCTGTCTGTCCTGGTTCGATTGGCGCGCGTCGGCAGCATTGGCGATCCGGTTGAGGATTGCCTCCATGGCTGCAACCTGATCGGCGTTCGGCTCCCGGTCGCCCTGAAGCCACAGCGCGCGCCACAGCTCCAATTCGGCGCGCGCCCTCGCAATGGCGCCCGCGGTCTGGCCGACCACTGCGGCAGCGCGCTCCTCCAACTGCGCCTGGCCCGTGAGGTTGGCAACGGCTGGGCCGAAAGTCCGGCCCAGTTCCGTCATCCGCAGCGGGTCCATTCGCTCCATTGGCGACTGGCTAGTGCCCGCGGGATTGATCCCGGCCATGGCCTGCTCAAATTCGAACGCTTGGGGCCTGTCGCCGAGGCCGCCGGACAGACCCATCATCGATCTGACGGCCCGGCGCAGCACCGCAAGGTTGGCCTCGAAGTAGCTCATGCCCGTCCCGGCGCTTGCGGTGGATGCCGATGGGATGTCTCGCAGGAACCGCGCAGCGGCGCGTGACGCGTGGTCCAGGGCGTTCTCGAACGGCAGCGCAAACAGGTTGAGTGCGATGTCCGCCATGCGCGCGGTAGCGCCGCCGAAGATCCCCGCCACGGCGGAAATCATTCCGCGCGCGGCAGACGACACCGAGTTGAAAGCGCCCTGCGCCGTGCCCGCCCATTGATCGCCCCACTGCGTCGCGGCCTGGCCGATGTTGCGGGCGACCTGCTCGAAGACGCCCCCTATGCCGCGGCCGAGATCGCGCACCGACGTGGCGACCTTCTCGGTCGCGCGCGTGAAGGCGGTCGTCATGCCCTCCGCGGTCTGCCGGCTTGCCGTCTGCGCCTGGTTCAGCGCCGCGCGGAACTGCGATGCGTCGCCGGTGATCTGGAAATTGAGATTGGCGTCGGGCATTGGGGTGCTCAGGCCGGGTTGTCGGGATGCTTGGCCTTCATCTCATCAATGAAGGACCGCATGCCGGGCACGTCGATGTCGGGCTTGGTGTCGCCGCCGTGAAATCGGTTATGGCCGGCGAGCGCGGCGTCGTACTCGCGGAGCGTCATGCGCCAGAAAGCGTCGGGGGGAAGGTGGAGGATGCCCAATCCGAACTGCATCGCCTCGGTCAGGAACTCAGCGATGTCTGGGGAGGGTTTGCAGTGGCGCCCTCCGCGGCGCCGTTCGGCTTGGACGCCGGGAACGCGGAGTCGTACAGCATGCGCAGCATGGCGAAATAGCTGCCTGGCGCCAGCCGCTCGATGGCCTCGTCGGAGACCTTATGGCCGTTGCCGCGCAGCAGGCACTGCAGCACGACTGGCATGTCCTCAAGGTTCATCTCGTTGACGCGGCGGTTCACGTCGTCGAACGTCTTGACCCCGAAGGCCTTGGCGAGGCGGGCGAGCGCGCCGATGCTCTGCCCGACCTCATAGTCCTCCCCGTCGATCGTGATGGTGGCGCTGCCGCGCAGGTCGTTGTCCATGGTTCCCCCTCAGACGAAGCTGATCAGCCCGGCGCTTTCGAGGGAGATCTGCATGGTGACCTCCTTCTCGTGCGGCCCGCCGAACTCCAGCTTGGTCACCATGAAGGCGCCGGAGTAGGTGCCCTGGCCCGGCACGATGACCTGCCAGTTGCGGTGCAGGCCCTGCATCATGATGGAGCGCAGGGTGTCCTGCGGGGCGGCGCTGTCGAACACGCCGTCGCCGGACACGCTCATCTTAAAGATGCCCGCGGCCTCCAGAAGCTCGCGGTGCTTGGACGGTGAGCCCTGGTTGGTGACATCGGCGTCGCCGCGGTCGAGCGTGATGCGCGCGTTCTGAATGCCTCCGATGGTGACGTAGTTGCTGGACCCAGTAGTGTCGAGCTTGAGGAGTACGTCGCTCCCCTTCTGCCTGGCCATGTCGTGTGCTCCTCAGCGTATATACGTTGTCAATACGTCAGGCGTGCGCGACGCCGGTATTGTTGATCTTCAGCTGCATGAGCGCCGGCGTTCGTGCCGTGCCGAGGTGGCTGACAAAATTGGTGGACACGACATCCGCGTCCGGGCAGATCGCGCCCGCGGTGGCGGAGAGCGCATAGATCTCGCCGATCGCGAGGGTGGCGCCGAGGTTCACATCGCCCTCGGTGCAGATCGCCACCGGCTGCCCATCGGAGGCGCCGTTGAGGGCGATGCCGTAGACTGCGGCGAGCGCAGCCGATACATTGTTGTCGGCAATCTTGGCCTTGCCGTCGGCGGCGTCGATGTAGACCGGCATGCCCGCGGTGAGCGTGGCGCCGGCGATCTTCGTGGTGTCGATCTTGGCGCCGGCGGCGGCTGCAACGTTTGCCGCGGTCTGGGAGAGATTGGCCATGGGGAGTGCTCCTTGCTAGCGATAGGCGCGGTGCGCGCCGGGAATTCTGCCCTCGACGCCGGGTGCAGACTTCGTCGGGTCCCATATGGTCGGATCTTCGATCGTGTCGAGAGCACGTCTTGCGCTGAGTAGCGCGCTCTGAGAGCGCGACAGCCCAGCAAGGAACTCATTCATGCTCTGCGCGACGCTCATCTGCATTGACTCATCGCGCACGCGCGCCGCTGCATCCGCGAGATCATGGAGCTGTGTCTCCAACTCGCCCAATTTTTCGCTTATGGCCTCGATGTAAGCGTGTCGCCTTCCCATGATGTCACCCCGTCGTTACGGCCCGGAAGCGCATGACGCCGTGCTGGGAAACGCCGTCCGGGTCGCGGAACGTCTCCTTGAACTCGCAACGCAGGTTGACCAGCAGCCCGCCGGAGAGGGACAGATCTACGTCGTGCAGTGCCGCGCGCACCGCGGACATCGCCTGCAGGCACTGCAGCTTGCCGGGCTCCTCGGTCCACACGTGCATCGTGACGGTGTGCTCCTGGCTGTCTCCGTCGCTGGCGCCATAGTCCGCGGCCGTCTCATCGCCGATCACCACGTAGGGCGGCGGCGCACCAGCGGGCGTCATGGCGCTGTGCACGCGCCCCGATCCGCCGAGCACTGTCGCCAGCGCCGCGTCGCCCGCGAGGGCGGTGCGGAGGGCTGCGAACAGTTCGACGGAGCGGTCGGCCATCAATCAGCGGTAGACGCTATGCGCGCCCCTTGCCTTGGCATCGAGCGGGCGGCGGTCGGAGAACATGCGCCCTCCGTCCCGCGACAAATCGTTCAAGCCCTCTGCCAGAGCGTCGGTGGATAGCGCCTCGATGATGTCACTGCAGGTGCGCTGGAATACGTCGAGCGCGTCCCGCAACCGGCCGTTGGGGTCGATGCGCCAGTCGTAGAGCTTGTCGGCCATCGGCTGCATCTGCTCGATCATCGACAGCGCCTCGCGGTACCGGACTGCGTCGTCGGCTGCTCGCTTCTCGTCCATGGGGCCTATCTCCTCACCTTGCGGGCGAACTGCCCCGCGGCCGTTGCGAATGCGACCCGGATCAGGTCGACGATGCGCTGCCGGTTGCGCTCGATCGCCGGGATCAGGAACGGGCGCGGCAGGATCTTGCGCGTGCCGTATTCGAGCCAGCGCGCGTACTCCACATCGGCACGCACGTAGCCGGTGATGCTGTCGCCGGTCCACTCCGCATCGGCGACGATGGAGTTGACCAGCCGCCCCGTGTCGGTTGCCGGCGCCTCGCCCGGGGCGGAGGCCTGGTGCGGCACGCCGCGCTTCTCGACCGGGAACACGCCGCCGTTGGGGCCGGTACGGAAATAGTGCGTATAGATATTGCCCGTCTTGGGGCCGCTTGCCACCGCGCGCTTCGCATCGTTGGCGATCATCTGCACGCCGGCCTTGAGCGCCTGGTCCACGGCGGCGCGGGCCTCCGCTTCGAGGGCGGAGAAATCGAGGTCCGGCGGCGTGGTGACGGCGATCCTCACGGCACGGCCCCCACTATATCGGCGGCTACCAATTCTTCGCAGGCCAATTCGAGGAACCGGCGCTTCATGTCGGGGTTGACGATGCCGCGTATCTCCATGACGCGCGGGCCGAAGACGACGCGCATCCTGGGGGTTATGTCCGTGCGGTGGCGGATCGTGACCTTCCAGTTCGCCTCCGCATTCATCTGTAGACGCCGCCACTGCTCGCCCGCGCTCATCGGGGCGACGTTGGCCCAGATCATTCCGTCGTCGGTGCCCGTAATCAGCGGCTGCCAATCCGGCACCGCGTCGCCGATGACGTTCACCGTCGCGCCGAGGTCCTGGTCGATGCGGATGCGGTCGCGGAGCTCGCCGGCGTGCTTGGGCATTAGCGGTATGCGCTATGCGCCCCCGGTGCGGTCTTCGAGACGGCGTAGACCGTCGGCCTCATCGCTCATATCGGTCTTCCATTCCGTGCTCATCCGTCTCACCTCGCCACCGTGTATTGCTGCAGCAGCGCCCGCGTCTTCATCGGCGCCTCGTTGAAGTTCACCTCTGCGGCCGCCTCGCGGTTCTCATACCAGTGGGCCACGATATCCTTCACCGACTGCCGCAGCGCCATCGGCACGTCGCTCGCGTTCGCTCCGTACCCTGCCGTGAAGGCGATGACGATCGCCCCGAAGTCCCGGCCGATGATGGTCGGCCACACCACACCCTGCTTCTTGATCAGCCGGCCGAAGCCGTGGCGCTTGTCGACGTAGTAGTTGCTCGACGCCCACGTGGTAGGCGTGTCGCTCTCGTCGAGCGTCACGACCGACGTTATGGCCAGGAACGGCGCCTTGCGGATCTCGACGTGGGTGCCCTCGCCGTAGCTGATCGGCAGTTCCCGAACGCCGTCCCACCAGTCGTCGTCCCGCGATCCGGGCCAGCAGTCGAGGGTCAGCTTCCAGGTCTGCGTGATAAGCGCCCGGCCGGTGGTGCGCTCGACCAGCTCGCGCGCCCCCGTGATGTAGGCGCCGAGCAGCGCATCGTCGGCCGAAGTCTCGATGCGGGCGTGCGCCTTTGCCTCTGCAATCGTGGCCGGCTCCGTTGCCGGGGCGGTCACCAGTTCGAGGCTGCCGCGGGAGGGGCCCATGGGAACGCCTCACGCCGCGCGCTTCAGGGGGTCCAGGACCGGGCCGCTAGTAGGGCCCCCAGCCACTGAGCGGCCGTCCTGGAGCGTCTGGCGCGGCGCGGCGCCATTCTCGATAAACTTGCGATATGCAACCTTGGCCGCCTTCTCGGTGATGCCGAGTTCGCGAGCGACGCGGTACGGGTTGCCGTGGCGATCCCAGGACGCCTTGAGCCTCGCCACCATGTCGGCCGTCCAGCACGCGCGCCGCTTTCCGGGGGCAAGCGGCCGGTGGCGCAGTTGTATCCGCTCCAACGCCTTGTCGTACGCCGCCCCGACCACCGGGATGCTCTTCGGCAGAATGAACTGCCGGAGCCTGGAAAGTTCGTCACTCTCCATGAAGGCGTCGAGGTCCGCGCGGTCGCCGCGATTGGCGAGGCGGGTGAGACGCTTCAGTATCGTGGTCAGCGCCGCCTGTGGCGTCATTTCCATCTCCCGTTGCTGCTTGTGCAGCCTCGGAATGAGTCTGTTCGCCCGCCGCGTCCAGCCCCTCGTGCGCCTCGGCGGGGTCGCCTTCCCCACCTTTGAAGAACGCTTCCGCCAGCCACTCCGGGAGATCGTAGTCCCGCCCGGCCTCGTAGACCTTGGCGGTGCGGCCACCATCCAGCGTTGCCTTGGTGGTCTTCACCATGCGGACGCGGATCGTGGCCTCTGGGGGTTGCTCTGGCGGTAGGCCGTAGCGCATTCTCTCCACCTGCGGGGGTCGGCTGGCGGGCCTGCTCGGCACCAGGCCGGAGGACCGCCAGTCCGACAGCATCAGTTGCCAGTGCCACGGAAGCGCTTGATGCCGACCGCCGTGGCTCCAAAAGTGGCGCTGCCGGCGTCGTTGCCCGCAGGCGTCAGCGTCAGGCGCACGTAGCGCTTGGTGCCGACGTAGCCAACGGTCTTCACCGCGTTGTCGTCCGCCTGGGTGAAGATGGCGGCAGCCTCGGTGCCGAGGAGGTCGACGTCGTCCACCGCTGCGGCATCCGAGAGGTTCGATGCGTCGCCGTGCTCCACCAGCGGCGTCAGCGTCATGGCAGCGTCTGTCAGAGCGCCCGCGGCAATGACGTACTCCAGCGACATGAGGTCGACCATGTCGATGATCTGGCCGACCTGCGCCGTGTTGAGGTTGGTGAGCGTGACCGGCTCGTTGCTGCGCAGGAACGACAGCCGGTTGTGAAGGTCGTGTGGGATCATGGTCCCTGGTCTCCTGAGATTAGTTGCAGCGACGAAGGACCAGCTCGAAGACGCGGTTGGCCCCCACGTTGATGGGCGAGCCACCCGAACGCATTTCGAGCTTCAGCCAGCGGATGGATCGCCAGTCAACGCGAGCATCCTCGTTGGAAATAACGGCGTATTCAGAGGAAGAAGACGGGTATTCAAGCTTCTTCCGTACGAAGTCGCCGCTGCTGTTCTTCCATGCGTAGTTCACATCGAAGAAGTTCGATCCATCCAACGAGGCCTTGAAGCCGAAGGCACTGGCCTCAACGCTGGCGGGAGAGCGAAGCGCGACGACGTCCCACCCGCTTAGGTCCACTGCGTCCGACAGGCTCTGGCCATTCAGAACCGTCAGTGTGGCGACTTGGAGCGCATCCATGTTCGGCCTCCCTCAGCTGAACTGAATGAACTTGATCGCGTCGCTGTCGAGCACGCCGCCGCCGACACGCTTGGTCGTGTAGAACAGCACGTAGCCCTTCGACGTGTAGGGATCGCGCAGTTGGCGGATGCCCTGGCGGTCGACGATCTGGTAGCCGCGCTTCCAGTCGGCGAGCGCGATGCCGAGCGCGCCGGTCGTGGTGTAGTCCGCCATGTCGGCGAGCTCGTCCCACGGATAGCCGAACACCGTGTCGATGATGCCGTTGGCGCCTAGGCGGGCGTCATATATGTAGTTGCCCTGGAGGTCCTTGAACTTGCGGACCGCGCCCAGGGTGAGCTTGGTGCCGCCCCAGCGCAGACGCGAGCGATAGCCGGACTTGAACTTGTAGATCAGGTCCAGCAGGTCGTCCGCCGGGTTGACGATAGGCGGGCCGGCGGCCAGCGTCTTGAATGCGCCGTTTTGGCCAGTGTTGACGCGCTCCAGCGTCCCGAAGGCTCGGGAGGCATCGGCCGTCGCCGCGGTCGTGTAGGTCGTGAAGCCCTTGGGCTGCTTGACCCCGTTGCCGAGGACGAACTGCTTGTTCTCCTCGCGGCCCATCTCGTCAGCCACCTTCATATCGAGCCAGGACTGGACGTTGAAGCCGGCGTCGTCGAGAAGGTTCTGCGTCGCTTTGGGCAGCGCGTAGAGCTCGTGCACGGGGATCTCCAGCATGCCGACCTGCGGCGTGTTGGTCTCCGGGCGCGAGGACTGCTCGCCGACCCAGCCGGTGGTCGCTTCATCGCGGTCGATGGGATACTCCACCGACTTCGAGGTGATGGAGATCACCGAGGCGATCGCGCGCATGGCGCTCGTCTCGTAGAGCTTGTCGATGATCTGCTGGCTGCGGAACGGCTCGACGAAGAAGCCGCCGTCGGGTGCACTGCCGACGGACAGCGCCTTCGCTTCGAGGTCGCTCAGCCCGTCCTTGCCCTTGCGGAGGTAGGTCTCGAAGGCCTTGGAATACTCAATGCGCGCCGCGCCGGCCTTGGTCACGTCCACCGCATGTCCGGCGGGCGTGATCCAGCGGCCGAACTCGGCATTAGCCTTGGTCTCCAGCGCCGCGGACTTGGCGTCGGTGACCTGCGCCACGACGGGACGGGACGCCTTCTTGTGAAGCGCGTTGATCTCGTCGGTGATCTTCGTCTTGAGGGCCTCGAAGGCGTCGTCGGTCTTCTTGAGCTCCGCCTTCGTCACAGCGTCTTCGCCGGTCTTCTTGACCTGCTTCTCCAACTCCTCGGCCTTCGTGCGGTTGGCGAGGAGCGTCTTCTGCAGGTCGTCGAAGAGGGCCTTCACTTCGGTTGGGATTGCGCCATCAGGCATTGTTGGACACCCCTATTGGCTAGCTGCGTCGCTGAGGCGTCGCAGACCGTCCTCAAGGGACGACCAAACGACGCCAGGTGGCATTGCCACCTCGTCGCCAGCGTCCGGCATGGCTCTGAGGGTCTTGTACCCGCCAAGGATTTGGCGGGCTTTCGTGCGGGTAAGCCCAGCGTCCTGCATGAGCCACCGCTCGAACTCGCGAACGAATTCGCTGCTGTCCGGCGGGTGAATACCCTTGACCGAGCCTATAACAGCCATTTCGTTCATTGGGAAGAGGACTGTTGAAATTTCTCTGAGATCGACCTCTTCGAGTGTCCGCACGGACTCGTTTCCGCGTGCGGATGTTGCCTTGACAACCCGGAAGCCGATGCTGAGTCCGTCAAGCATCTCATCCTTGAGCATCTCGTAGACCTCGCGGCCGTTCGCGAGATTGAGGTTGAGCTTGCCCTTGGCGAGCAGTCCGTGGCTGTCCTCCATGAGATCGACCCAGCGCCCGATGGGCTTCTGACAGTCGTGCTCGTGCAGCATCTTGACGCCGCGCACGCCGCGCTGGCGAAGGCAGTTGGCGAATGCGCCCTTGGCGACAATGTCGGCGCCGAGATCCTCGTTACCGAAGACGCTGGCGTAGCCCTCGAAGATGCCGGCCTCGTCCAGCGACTTCAATTCGAGCCTGACGGCCTTGTGCTCCAGCTCGGCTCGGGTGAGCGGCTTGGTCATTTCGTCTGAACCTCTGCTTCAACCAATGTGATGCCTCGCCTCGCGGGCATGCGTTGATGGCGGTAGCGGGCACGCGGACGGTCGCGTTCGACGCCGGCCTCGTCCTGCGCCTCGCCCCAGCGCTCTTCGGTCACGGCGGTGACGACGATGCGCACGTCCTCACGGAGCTTCACCTCCATGGCGATCGTGGCGCCGCTCTCCGCCGGCGTGCCGGCCGGCGCGGCGATCTTCACGACCACCGGGCGTCCGTAGAGCGGGAAAGTATCGGGCAGCCCCGCGCCGGCATTGACCAAGATGGGGTTCATGCTCGCTGAGCGCGGGGTGACGAGTTCACTCCCTATCTCGATGTCATCGGCGGACGCGAATTGCGGCAGGCCGCACGCCTCGCCGGTGGCGTAGAGCACGACGTCGGCCGGCAGGGCGTTGCGCTCCTCCAACTGCTGGAAGAACGCGCGCCACAGGTCGGGATCGGTGAGCAGGTCGTTGAGCTCGACGCCGCCGGCTTCATCATCATCGGGGCGCTGCACCGCGGCGATCGGGCTGTAAAGAACTGCACACCGACAATTTATGGTCTGCTCGGGCGGCGCATTCGGATCGCCCGGCATCATCATCTCCTCGCCGCCGACGATGAACGGCTCGTCAAGGTCGACCGTCTGCCCGTTGGCCTCGGCGTGGTCCTCGCGCGTGCGCTGGTCCTCGGTGGCGAGCCACTCCTTACGCCATTGCAGCGGCGATGCGCGGGCGGCGGCGAGCTGGCCGGCATTGGCCGCCATGTGCGTCTCGGTGCGGGCGATGCGCCGGGCTCTGGCCATGGCCATGGTGCCGGACGTGGCCTCGACGATGGCCTGGGCCACCTCCTCGACGCCGCGGTTGGCCTCCAACCCGTCGCGGATGATGTTGGTGATGATGCGCTTCAGGGCGTCGGAGATCTGAACCACGCGGTCGGCCGTGTGCGCGCGAAGGAACTCCTCGACGCCGGCATCGAGATCCTCGAAGGCCTTGGTCTCGATGCCGATGTCTGTCGATTTCGATACGAGGGCGCGGCCGAACACCCGCGCCGTGTTGCGGAGCGATGGGGCGAGCACGCGGCCGATTGTTGACATATCAACGGCATCAACGGCGGCAGGATCGCCGCCGGCGACGTAGCGTGACATGGCGTTGCGGCCGATGGCGACGATGGTGCGGGCGAGGTTCCGCTCCAGCGCGGTCTCCAGGGCAACGACCAGGCGCACCGAGGCCGCCCGCTCCATGCGCTGGCGGGGGGCAAGCCGGGGGAGAACCATGGGGCTAGTCGTGCATCCTACCGGCGCGGTCCGCGGCGTCTTTGCCGGCGATCCACTTGATTACCTCATAACCACTGGGGTGACCCTCGCGGTTGAGTTGTCGGATGGCATCGATCTGTGCATCCGTCGGCAACTCGGGGGGCGCTTCGGCAAGCACCAAGTAGTGATTGACGTTCGACGGCGCTCCCGTCCACTCCTCAATCGTCTCGGACATCGAGCCATCCTCGGCGATTGTGATGTGCACCGTTTCGAGCCGGCGACCGTACCAAATCGTGTCAAGTTCTGGATCGCGGTCGTATTGCAACACCACTGTTCCGTGCCCGCTGGAATACTTGGATTGGAGCTGGAGGCCCTTGCCGCTGTAGTAGTCGTGGGCGCTCATTCGCTTGCCTCATGGACAACGGGCGGCGACTTGAACACCGGCCCGCCCGACTTGACCTTGGGCGGCTTCTTCGCCGCAAGCGCCTCGTCGGCGCGGTCCTGATCGGCCTCGAAGGTGTCCACCGCCTGATCGATCGGGATCTTGCCAGCGCTCACGTACAGCACGTCGCCGCCGTCGACAGGCTCGTAGCCCATGGCGTCGCGCTTCTCGTTGGTGGTGAGCTGCTCGGACTTCTCGATGCGGTCCCACTGCTCGGCGCGGGCTGCGGCCAGGGCGTCGAGATCGTCGATGTTGGCCTCCAGATACACGCCCTTGCCGAGGGCCTTGGCGAACCACTGCTGGAACGCACGCACCAGCATGCTCGCGAGCGGGATGACGGTCTCCTGGTAGAAGGCCTGCCGCGCTTCCTGGTAGTTGGAATAGGTGTTGTCACCGGGAATGCCGAGCAGCATCGGGGGGACGCCGAGCGTGAAGGCTATCTCTCGCGCGGCCTGGTTCTTGCCCTCCATCGACTGCATCTTGTCGGCATCGAGGCCCATCTGCAGCCACTGCCACTCGCCGCCGTCGAGCAGCATTCGCGAGCCGTTCTTGTCGTAGCCGCGTTCCTCGCCGCGGATCTGGGCAAGCAGGATCGCGGCCCGGTCGGGGTCCAGCGAGCCGGGCTCCTGCGTGGTACCCCTGAATACCAGCGCGCCCGATGGGCTGCCGCTGTTCTGCAACAGGCCCAGATTGTGCGACGAGTAGCCGTTGTGCAGATCGATGGCCCACGCGCACGCATCGAGGGGGCTCTGACCATACCAGTCGTTGAGCGGATTGAACGTCTTGAGGTGGAGCAGCGGCCGCGTCTGCTTGTCGATGTCGATCTCGAAGTCGCGCTCGGCACCGCCGCAGCGGTACTTGTACGCCGCCGGCACGCCGGTCTCGTCCGGCACGATGGTGATGCGGTCGGGACGGTGCGCGTAGAGCTCCATGCGCTCGATCTTCGCCTCCTCGGTCCGCTCGCAGTAGAGGTTGCCGCTGATCTTGTAGTTGCTGATCAGTGCGGTGATCAGCGACTGCCAGTCCTGCGTGGGGTTGGGCGACTGCATCAGGTCGAGGAACGGGTGCTCCTCGATCTCTGTGCGGTTGTCGCCCTTGCCGGAGTACATGCACCATGGGATCTGGGCCACTGACTCGGCGATCATGCGGATGGCGGACGAGGCCACGCTGTTGCGCTGGTAGGCCTCCTGCGCGAGCTTAGCGTAGTCTCGCTCGGGATAGACGGCGCGGCCGACGACGAGGCGCGCGATGAGGGGGCCGACGGCGGAGGCCTTGGCGAGCCAGAACGCCGTGATGGCGGTGCGCAACCGCAACATGAAGCCATGCTTGCGCATCAGAACGTCCCCACAAGGCCGCCGCGGGCGCGGTTGGCCAGCATCAGTTCGGTGATCGCCCACACCAGGGCGTCGACGCGGTCGGGCGAGTAGCCCATCACGTCGCGGTCCCAATCCACAGTAA